GCGGTATCAACCTCACTTATCAATGCTGACACCTCACTGAGCTTGCTCTGAGGGATGCCGCTGATGTTGTAGGTCAGCTCGCTGCCGTTGGAGCTTGCATTCGCATTGCCGAGATAGTTACCATTGGTATCTGTGTAGATACTCATATTGATGCTGTCGATGTTGCCACCCGTCTTGTCAACATTGTAGGTAATTTCTACTCGATAGCCGCCCTTGGTATAAGTGGCGGTTGTCTGTTCACTCTTCTTGTTAATCTTTAAATTCTCCATTTTCTTAACTAATTTAATAAATTAATATTCTTGTTATCTAATCTCTTCTTGTTACTGCTGCCCTGCTTTCCGCTCAATCGCTGAACCTCTGATTCGAGGAAGACCACCCGAGCCTTCAACCTGCTGACCTCATCACCCACCTGCTCGATAGCACCGAATGCCGTTGCAATCAGCTTCGGAGACCAGTAATTGATTTTATAATAGCCCTTCTCATCAGTCTCCACGATGTCCTTTAAGTGAGGGTTGCACAAGACGTGCTGAGCAATCCAACCGATAGACCTTGTATTGTCTTTCTTCCAAGCAAAGCCGAACGTGCCACCCATCGCCTTTATGATGCCCAAGTAATCCAACTTCCGCAAATCCTGCTTCAAGCGGATGTCTGAGGATGAGTAGGCAGTGACACCTCCATGTGCAAGCAGCCCCCCTTCTGTTTCTATATTTACATTAGAATAAAGCTTGGCGGTTGAGAGTTCCACCGATTTTGTATTCTTTCCGCTATCGTCAGAGGCGGTAAGGGCTACAGTCTTGCCCATCACCTGCGTTGTATATCCGTAGGTAAGCGCACCTCTACCAATATCTACGCTATTCCAGCTAGCCATTGCTATCAACTGGATTGCCGTACCACCAGTATTTTTTCCATAGAGGTATGAGTTGTTGCTCATCGTGATGTTATTCACACCTGTAATGCTTCCGCTCACGTTAGCCGTACCGTTAAATGACTGCCCCCATATTGTACGTGCCGTCTGTAGCTTCGTAGCAGTCGCAGCGTTGCCCACAAGAGCACCACGGAAGTTGGTTGCCCTCGCATCGCCGCTCACGTCCAGTTTGTATGCAGGTGCGATAGTACCGATTCCCACGTTTCCGCAATCAAGCCATGAGTTCACTCCATTCGTGCCAATCAGCCACCTTGTCTTTGTGTGGTCATAGACACCTCTGTTGACACTTGTCAGCAAGTCTATCTGCCCGTTGGTGTTCGAGCACCTGATGATGGTTTCCGATCCTGTCGAGTTGGTATTGATGAGCGTACCGTTCACGTTCCCTGTTCCATCGAAGCTCTGTCCCCACAAGGTGCGAGCGGTGTTGAGTTGCGCCGCCTTCGTAGCATAGCCCACCGTCAACGTCTTGTTTGTACCTCCGACCGTTATAGACAAGCTGTTCCCGCTGTTAGACAAGTTCGTAAACAATCCGCTGGCGTGGATGCCGTCCACCATGTCCGCATTATGCACCGTTGCCACGTCAGAGCCTTGTGCGATGCTTGTGTAGGCTTGGTTGTGAATGGCGGTCGCTGCGTCCTCAATGGTTGCGTATGCCTCGGTATGGCTTGCGGCGTTGGTTGTCTCCGTGCTATTAACCAAGGTGAATCTCTTGCCCAAGCCACCACGCTGGTCTTGCAACGTTCTGATTACAACAGAAGCATACGCGCTACGCATCTTAAGGAACACATCATAGTATGCCTTGCCTGTGGTCTTGTACATTGCAATCTTCAAGCTGTCCAAACCGTAGCCGTTGCGTGAAATCCACTGAATGCTACAACTTGCGTTTGCACCTGTGGAGAGGTTATCCGTTCTTATGTAGACTCTGGCTATTCCATAATTGCCGCCATTGAAGCCTTCAGAGATATAGAGTAAGATGCAGCCATCTGAATAATTACCTGTAAGCTCATTCACCTTAGCTATTCTTCGCCAAGGATAAGTGTTGGTGTTGCTGACGGTTGCATTACAATAGCTCATGTAGCCATTGATGGTGATGTTGGCAGAGCCATCGAAGTTGGCATTACCCATAAGGTCGCCGTTAAGGGCGATGTTCCTAGCCGTCACCAACTTTGTCGCTGAGTACACTTGCATGTTCGCCAACGATTTAGCAACCGTTCCGATTGTCATGCTCACTCCATTGTTCGTGTTGCTCAAAGCGGTGAATATGCCGTTGAGATGGACATTATCCAACTTATCCGCATTGGAGATTGTCTTGCTGTTAATGTAACCCCATATTGCCGATGCTGGTCTCCTATATATCCTATTCTTGGAGTTGCTGTCGTTGAATCCATTGTCGCTCGCATAGGAAGTAAGAATCTCCGTCTTGTCGGTCAAGTTCGCTGTGGCTGTTGATATGGAAGCAATCAAGTCCGTGTCCGCAACGGTCACATCAGCCGAACCATTGAATGACTTGCCGAAGACCGAAAGGGAGTGGTTCACCTTGGTTGCTGTTGCGGCGTTACCTGTGATGCTTGCGCTAGCTGTAATGAATCCTGCTCCATTCGTCAATTGGTTCGTGTTGTTCGGAATGCTTATACTTTTTGCTGCACTACCATCATAGCTTCCGCTTGAATATCCGCTCCATGAGAGGGCACTTGGGTTCTTCAAAGAAGATGGTCTATCCGTGATGTCTGCCCACTTGTGGGTATGCCCACTTAGGCTAAACGTGCTACCCTTAACTACGCTGATAGTAGTGCCATTCTTGGTAACAGACGTAACCGCATTACCACTGCCCGATACGGATATTGATGTAGCACTGCCACCCTCCAAGCTGGAGATGCGAGAAGCAAGAGCCTTGATAGAGTAGGCAGAAGCTATCTCAGACAGCGATTCTGATGTAAGCTTCAAGGCATCTGAATAACTCTTCACACTGCCGTTCAAGCCACCGCCACTTCCTGCGGAGCTAGTTCCGTATGCGCTTATTCCACCTGTGGCATAGAGATTTCCGTTAACCTTCAAGTCACCGTTGGAGTCCTTCTCCAAGATGATGCCGTTGATGTTGACCTTGGTTGTGGTGTAGATTTCTCCCGACACATGCAGCTTATGAGATGGGGCAGTTGTTCCGATGCCGACGTTACCATTCACGCTAAGTTTGTTGGAGAGGAATACATCCTTGCCACCAAAGTTGCGAATCCAAGTGTTGTCGCTCATGTACCAACCGCCGCCGTGGTCTTCACTATACCAGCCAGTGCTTCCCTTGCTTCTGAACCAGTTGTTTGTGTAGATAGTTCCTGCTGGTGCTGCGGAAGTATTGATATTGCCCACACCTGTCATGTTGCCGCTCACGTTTGCTGTTCCGTTGAAGGACTGTCCCCATATTGTACGTGCCGTTACAAGTTGGTCTGCTTGCTTCACGATGCCAATTCTCGTAGCACCGTCAAGCAAGGTGTAAGGGCTATCCCCTGTGGTTGCTGGCAAGCTTTGAGCCGCAGAGAACGATGAATTTGTCACCAAAGTTCCTTGGCTTGTGAAATCGGCAGACGTGCGTCCTGTCTTCTTGATGATTGTGTAAGACAGACTTCCATATTGAACTTGGCAATTTCCCCAAAGTTGAACATTGCCAGTTGCATTGTTGTAGTACACACGCAACCTTGAAGACATGTTTCCAACCAACTCACGCAAGGATATGCTAAAGTTGTATGCCCCAGAGTCCTTCGCTCCATTCTGACGGATTCTCAACACGACAACCGAATAGGTATCGTTATATCCGTTGGAGAAGAGGAACGTGAAACTTCTATCATTATATTGGTTGTCTGTGACGGTAATGTCAAACAACTTCGCCCAATAGTGGGAAAGGCTTGCGGTGTTGCTGTTTACCGCTCCCGACCATACGATGTTGTCTTTGTGCCAACCATCGAGCAAATCCGCATTGAGGTTTGTCCATTGTGCGGTAGTCGAAGCTATGTGATTCGAGCCGTTGTAACCGAATTTCATACCTCCCTTGCCGAACTTCACCATTCCTGCGTTGTTGTTGTCAACGCCCATCAAGCCGATAGTGTTGCCAAAGTTACAATCACCAATGTAGCAATCATCGCCAATGCGCAATCCATTGTAAGCACCATTCAATGCGCTTGCCGCAATCCTAAGCTGACCTGTGAGCGTTCCACCTGTCAAAGGCAAGTACTTTGCGGCGATGGCATCCACCTGTGACTTCGTATAAGCATCAGTAATGCCAAATCCCGACAAAGTGGTTGGCTTGTTGGTGATATAGCTCCACGCAAGGTTTCCTTGGAACGCCGTGAGAGCCTTGATGTGTGGAGCAATAAAGTAGCCTTCGCCTTGGTTCGTCACGAACGAAAGGCTTGCTCCTACTCCTATAGTGTCATGGTCAGTATAAACCAATGCAGCCGATTGAACGCCACTTGCATCAGGGTTCTCGCTAGTTGAGAAAACCAATTGTGGACCGCCATCGCCATAGGACAGCTTTCCAGCCGACTTGATGTAGTTTGCATCGTTGCCATAGGTAGTTCCATAAATCACCAAGCGATTCTGCTCAGCCTTGTAGCTTGTGTTGACGGTGACGGTAGCCTTTGACAACTTCAAGATGTTGTCTATCTTGGTGATTCCTGTCAAGGCTTGCTCGGCACTGCTGCCCTGCACCCGTGTCGTTCCCACATAGTGAGTATGGCTTTTGACAGAGAAATTATCCATATTGTAGTTCTCACCACTAGTACCATGGAATTGCATCCACCAAACAGGTTTCGTTCCATTGCCTCCAGCAATTTTAAATCCAACGTCAGCACCTGAATAAGCCACAGACAAAACACCCTTTGTGTCTGAACCGCCAAATGCAATACCAGCAGCAAAATTATTTACAACCCAAGATGGAGCATTGGCTTGCGTTCTTAGAGACTTTAAGATAAAGCCTTTGTAGGTGTCGTTTATCATCGTCCATCCGTTATCTGTGGACGTGTTGTCTATAACTTTTACGAAATCTGTATGCAACAAGCCGTGCGTGTGGCTAGACAAGCTGAAAGAACTACCCTTCGTCAAGGTCAAGGTATGCCCACTGATAGATGCGGTTGTTATCGCATTCCCAGAACCTGTTACGCTAACGGCATTCACACCGTCTGTGATACCATATCCGCTGAGACTTGTTGGCTTAGAGGTCAAACTTGCAAAAGTATGTGTATGCCCATTGAGCGAGAATGTAGAGCCTTTTGTGAAGGTTATCTTTGTTCCACTCTTCGACACGCTAGTTACGGCATTGCCTGAGCCTGTGGTTTCAATGCTTGTTGCGCTACCACCCTCCAAGCTGGAGATACGAGAATCAAGAGCCTTGATAGAGTAGGCAGAAGCTATCTCAGACAGCGATTCTGATGTAAGCTTCAAGGCATCTGCATAGCTCTTTACGCTGCCATTCAATCCGCCACCACTGGATGATGATGTACCCACACCATAGGCAGAAACACCACCACTTGTGTAGAGGTTAGCCACCTCTTCGGTCGTAGTATTCGTAATCTTCAGCGCCTTATTAGCTGCATCATACTCCAACTTGATGTTACCGATGGAGATATACTTTCCACTAGGCACGATGATGCTTCCATTGATGTCAGCAGTGCCATTGAACGAATTTCCCCACAATTTGCGAGCATTAGTAAGCTGGAGAGCCTTCTTCGCTGAACCGTTTGTGAAGTAGCCTTGCAAGGTGGCAATACTCCCTTTGTTTGCGGATATGCCCGAAGCATTTACCCCTTCTGCCTTTTTCGCTCTTGCTACCTCGTCAGATATAGACTTGTTGATTCCGTCAACAATACCGCTCAAAGTGTCAGTCTGTGCAATATTTGCGAGGAAGCTCACTACCTCGTTCCACTTATTGATAATGCCGTCCGCAGTCTCCTCGTCAGTAGTCATAAGAGCATACCAGTCGTAGGCACTATCCCAAGCTGTCTGTTTTGCAGTAGTAGGAATAGAGTAACCAGAAGCAAGACTGATGGCAAACGTACCACTTGTTGTGATGGTCTTTGTTGCACAAGTCAAACCAGCAGGAAGAGTAAGACTAACAGATGTAACAGTACCAGTATTCTTTGTATAACCGCTATCGTTAGTAAGTTGGCTTACCTTTGTGATGCGGTCGGTGATTTCAGCCCACTTATGAGTGTGCGCACTAGGTGCAAACGTAGATGGTTTGCCAGTGATGTTATCCCAAGAGAGGCTAAGACCACCAAGCTCTGTAGCAATGTTATCAATTCGTCTGCTGAGAGCCTTGATGGAGTAGGCAGAAGCAACCTCAGACAGCGATTCTGATGTGAGCTTCAAGGCATCTGAATAGCTCTTTACACTACCATTCAAACCGCCGCCAGTTGATGTTGACGTTCCTGCTCCGTATGCTGTGATACCGCCTGTGGCATAGAGATTACCATCTATCTTGATTGCCTTGTTAGTTGCATCATACGTGAGCTTGATTCCATGAAAGGTGATTGCACCCTCGAAGGTAGCATCGCCCGATACGCCAAGTTTAGAGAATGGAGCGTTTGGCTTCAAAGACACAAGGTCTGCAACGCTCGTTCCTGCGCTTCCTGATTTCCAAGTCGGCTCGAAGAAGGTGAGGTATGCGCCAAGATTCTTCTCACTGATGATAAACGATGTAGGGTCTGCGTGAACTCTACCATCTGTTCCCCACCAGATTGCACCACCTGCCACGTAGCCAGAACCATCGAAGCGGAAGATGGTGTTGGCAGGAGTCTTAGAGCCATCGTTGTAGTCCTTATCGACCATTTCGCCACCGAACCAAGCGGCAACACCGCCTCCCTTTGCAGACTTCTCCGTTATACCATTGATACCTGCCGTAGTGTTTCCGCCCGTGTCTCGCAAACCGATGAGTGATGTAAGAATCAGACCTCCGTTAATCTCAGTATCGGGAGTATCCATCAGAGCCTTCTTTAAATAAGCAAGGCTGGTTACGTCACCTATAACTACACCGAGGTCGCCATATATCTTGCGAGTGATATATGCGTTCGCCAAACCCAGTTTGTCGTAGAAAGCCGAATACGCACCCTGGAAGTTGGTAAATTTCGTTCCCACTGCTGAGACGATGGTTGCCTTGCCGTTAGTATCAGCCTTATTATATCTTGCCGAAATATCGGAGAGATACGTGACGAGTTCCGTCTTGGCAGTAGTGAGTGTTGCAAAAGCAGTTTTGAGGTCAGTGAGTTCCTTGGTGTTCGCCAGTACCTCTGCTCCCTTTACCTCAGTGTAAGACTTCTCGGCGGCTGCAAAAGCATCTTCAAGTCGCTTGGAATCCTGCGCCATAGCCGCAATCTCAGAAGGCTCTAGATAGCCATCCGTTACGTAGTTATCGAATGCCTTTTTGTTGTCAGTTACGGTAGTTCCTAATTTGGTGATGTCACCCTGCGCCTTTTCTGCCGCCTTCTGAGCCTTCTCTGCTGCCGTCTTGGCTGCGTTGGCAACAGTATCATCGGTGTACTTAACCTTCTTTGTCCAATCGTCTGCGCTAAATGAAGCATTGGTCTTGGTTGCCACTACAAGCTCGCCCTTGGAATATGCAACACCACCGAGAGTATATGCTGCCTCCAAAATCCAAAGGTCACGTTCCTCATAGGATGCAGGCTTGCTTACATAGATGCTGGATTTGCCATCTATCTTGTCGAAGACCTCGGTAGGCACGTCCTGCTTATCCCATTTCGTACCATTCCAAAAGAAAGTCTGGTTGTTGCTTGTGTTATACCACAGGTCGCCCTTATGCTCCTTCTTCGCATCATCGGTAGTCCAGGATGCGCTCGGGTCAGAAGGCTGATACCAAGTCTCAGCCTTCTTGTCGAGCTGGTCTCGTATTCCATTCAAGCTTTCCTCTATGGTCTTGGCGAATGCGTTGAGGTCGGAATCGTTAGCCTTCACCCATTCCGATGATGTAAAGCTGCCAGTAGTTCTGCCCTTTATGCACACCATCAAAGTCTTGCCATCATCTCCGCCGCTAGCCCACAGGTCGCCCTCGTCATAAGGAACTGTAGGCTGAGAGGTGAAAACGGTACGCTTTCCATCTGCCGTGTCCTGCGCCTTGCTTGCTGCGGTCATAGCAGTGTTGATGTCGTTATCCTTGATTCTCGCCCATGCCGTACCCGTCCATCGGTATGTGTAACCTTTTGACGTATTGTAGAACAGGTCGCCAGCGTGCTGCGACTTCAATGTATCGGTAGTCCAGTCAGAAGCAGGCTTATTCTGAGTAGTAGGAGCATAGTTGTAGAACCATGTCTCCACTTTTTCATCAAGCTGCTCCTTGTAGCTAGCCATATCGTTTTTGTACTCTTCCTTGAAGGTATTGAGGGCAGAATCATCGGTGTACTTGGAAGCCTTAGTCCAGTCAGCGATAGCAAATGACGAACCTTTTGCCTTGGCAGTCTGGCAGCGCAGGATTTCATTCTTGTAGATGCTACCATCTGTAGGATAGGTAGCGTTTACCCAAATATCGCCCAACTGATAAGGCGGAATAGGTTGTGTGCTGAATACCTTCATCTTGCCGTCTGCGGTCTCCTGCGCCTTAGCAGCATCTGAGAGAGCCTTGGCAATATCGGTGTCCGTGATGACTGTCCACTTATAGGTACTACCATCCTTGGCAAAGCGGTATGCCTTGCCCGTCTTATTGTCGTAATAAAGGTCGCCCAAATGGGTATCTTTTTCCTTGTCGGTAGTCCAACTGCTGGCTGGCGCATTCTTCAAGGTAGGAACGCCCTCGTAGAACCACGTCTCGATAGCACCATCAACCTGATTCTGAAGGTCGGCTATCACCTGCGAGTTCTTTATGAGATTGTTCACCTGCTCCTCGGTCAAGCCCTTTGCTGAGTTCTCTTTAATGTATTGAGACAATTCTTTACCATCCACGGTAGATTTCGCCGAAAGCTTACCCTTAATAGATACTTGCTTGGCTGCGCTGTCATACTTGATGTAGCTACTACCCTCATAGCCATTCTCCTTTGTAGGTCGGTCGCCTACATACATATCGCCATAGACGTTAAAGAAAGCCTTGTTGGTCTGCTTGTTTACGCCATACTCCACGTACTCTTTATTGGCAAAGGAATAGCTATTTATGCCGTGGTACAAGCTGACGGATGGCGAATAGGTATCTACCGCCGAGAAGATAAGGCAGTTCTGACGTTCTACATCGGTTCTATTACCGCACTGCGACAACACATCACCTTTAGCAGGAACATCGCTTGCCGTAGCGCAATCGGTATCAGAGAGGTCGATATAATGATATTTCTTACCTTCCAGCTCCACAGGGTCTTCATCACGACCAATTACCAATCGCCAGTAAAAGTGATTGCCAACCTTATGATAAGTGCCCTTGCGTACATTGAATGATTCCGAGCGCACTTGGTCACCAATGGCGAAATCATTATCTACGGAATCACCTTCCTGCTCTGCTAAGAAATAGCAACGATAAGCCTTCTGTGACACATTATTATATGTCACAGTAACCTCTTCTACCTTATGAGCCACCACGCCTCCAGCAGGAGACAGAATCTCCTTACCACCGATGGTGGAGGTTTTCTTGATTACCAACTCCTCGAAGATAGCCTTCATTCTCACCTCCAGGTAATCTGTGATGAGATGCGAGCGACCTTCTGTATCGGGAGTCCACGAGCCTCCGTTCTCGGAATTGAAGTTACCGACAAGAAAACCACTTAAAAGCTTCTGAATCTTCTCCCAAGTAATAGTTCCGTGAGCGGTGTCGTCAAACTGCTTAGATAGAAAGTTATCACTTCCGTACTTCGCAATGAGGTTTCTTAGCTGAGAAACGGAATATCCACCTCCATTACCGCTACTTCCTCCGCTTGCAATGATTGTCTGTACATCTTCTTTAAGCTGGGTGATAGTACCCTTAATCACTTGATTACCTAATGTAATCGTTTGTATGAAATCAAAATCAATATTGGTCGATAATTTCAATACTCTTGTTGCAAGTTCATATCCGTGTCCGTCCTTATACGTTACGCTCTGTCCTATTTGCAGTTCAGGATTTTCCTCCAAGAATACATCTGAATATGATTTAATCTCATAGTTATTCAAATCTGATAGTAATCGCACAATTCCCTCTTTTGCCTTTTCCAATAATCTATTTTGAGCATCCTCATAATAGATAGAATCGGACATAGCAATATTGTAGAGAACGGTAATATTGCACTTTAAAGAAGGCATACTTTCTCCCCGAGGAATGAGCATATCAGCAGCATTTGTAGGTATGATAACTTCATTATCTTCTTGATAGATAATTTCGTAATCACCAGCCAGAATAGAGAAGTTGCTAGCACTAACATCGTCTGACGTGTGCGAAGATGATGCCTCTTTATGATAAGTAAGCTCAAATCCTACATATTCGCCATTAGAGCCACGTCCTGCAAGAGGAGTAGAAAGCGCACCCGTATTAAAATTAGCTTCGAACGAGCAGCCGATATTCTTTCCATTGATAAGTAAATTATCGGTAATCTGAAAGTCGTACCAGTAATGAGTAACGCCATTATCAACTGTTGTATTGATAATCGTCTTTCCTTCTACTTTTTCTGTTGTAGGATAAGCCAACCTCATATACCATACAGTGAAGGTCTTATATTCCTTAATAGACCCATCAGCATTATATGAGATAGGAATTTTCTCATTATTCTCATCAAACACATACTTAACTCGCCCACGCACATTATATACATAGGTATTGAGCGAAGGGAAAATTTGAGAAAAATCAAGCACCTTCGTAAAGAGAGGTTCATTTATTTTATCCACTCTTAGGTCAAGTGTAGAATACTTATCAATAGAATAGGAGCGTTCCTTTCCGTCTATTGATATTGTACCATTGCCCTCATCTAATTGCAGACGAATATCGCCAGATGATACATTCTCACCTTTGCTATTTACTTGTGTAATATTTCTTGTACCACCGAAGATAGAAAAAGCGTTATAATAGCTTTCCTTACTATTGCTAATATTTGGTACACCTACATTCTTTCCAACTTCCAAAACAACAGGAGTTGCGCCGACCAAGACTTTACCGATATAGATAAATTCATCATCATAGTCAATATGCCATTCACAGTTATCTCCGATAGCATTTGTAATCGCTGTAAGTGCAGAAATAAAATCGTTATCGCTGAATGATACATTGACGGTATTTGCCGTTACATTCGAAAAGATAACTTTCCATCCGCATTCGCCAAACATCAAATCCTTATTAAGGAAATCTGCAATCTTACCACTGAGAGCGGAAGTTGTGCCAACGAAAGACCATACATTTTGTTTTACCTCTACATTCTGTGAATTACGGGTATAGATAAAAAATGGGGTCTTAGACAGAATCATCTTTGGGTGCTGAAACTGAGGAGTGTACTTCCAAGAGCATTCATCTGTTTGAATAGGCTCGTATGATTCTAAGAGAAGGAACTTCCTTGTTACTTCTCTTACTTTGTCTATCTTATATGTATAATTAATATACGCACCAACGGGCAAAATAACTTTCTCAGCGGCGGAGAAAGACAGAGTAATGTAATCAGACTTAGACATTTCCTGTTCTCTCTTCGCCGCTGATGTTACTTCTGCTTGCATCAGCAATTTATCGTTTATATCATATATCTTAATCATAACTTAATTCTATCATTCGGGTTGTACTCCGTTAATTTGAGTACAAATTTACCTCTTTTTAGACCATAATCACCAAACTGCGAGCATTGCGTGTAAACAAGTTTAAAAACCCTCTTTAAGCGAGGAACTTTTAAGCAAAACTCACCCGAATAAGCTATCTTATTAAGAAAAGCTTCATATTTCTGCAAGTAATCTTCTTCTGAACCGCCTTCAAGAAAGAAAGAGATACTTACGTCACGCTTATCTTTCTTGGCATACCTTGATGTGGCGATAACCGATAGTCCATGCTCTAATCGGCTATTGTTCGTCACATAGCTTTTTACTGGTGCTGGGGTCAGCAAGGCTTCTCGCCAACCCCTTACCAATGTAATACCGAAAGTATCAAGGTCAACGTAAGCAGAATCCGCTTCATCGACCAATTTTATAAAAGCATCATTCTTCATAACTTAATACTTATCCTTCATTAATTTATACATACTTGCGATGTCCTCACGTATCAATATAATAGGTGCAGTATTCTTGTTAATTGCTTCCAACTGCTCCAACCCCTGATACTGAATATCTCGCATTTCTGAGATATTGTTATATGTCTGTTCGGCATAGATGCGCAAAAAAGAAACATCAACGGCGATAGCTTTACGAACCTCATTACCTTGCTCTTGGGCAATTTGCACCGCATAACCGATACCGATAAGGCTGCTTGCTTGGTCTGCGGTGATAGCCTCGATACCTTTACCCGTTGCCGTCTGCTGAGATTGCGCCTCTTTATACCCTGTTATTGCAGCAATATTATCTCTTATCTTCAAACCTTCATCAACGATGTTATCATACTCTTTTTTAAGTATATCCAAATCGTCATTAGAGAGCTGTCCTTGCTTCATCTTATCTGCCCATTTTTCATAAAGGGCTTTAAGTCTCTTATTAGCAAGGTCATCAACGGCAAAGTTAAGCATAGACTTATTAAGCATCGTTGTGAAATCATTTGCGAAATCTTGCGCCGATTTACTCATATCCATAAGATTGCTAATAAAGTTGTCCTTTAACGAATCGAAGGTTGTCTGCGTAAGATTCTGATTGATTTTATCAGTCAGCTCTTCAAGCTTCTCGGCAAGGTCGGTATAGTTCTCCCAATACTCAGTTTTATCATACTTACCCTGGTCGGTCATGTTCTTCCATACATCTTGGTTGTATGTACGAATATCCTTCATCTGCTCTGGGGTAAGCTTATAAATATCCTCCAAGGAATTTACCTTGTTTATTGTAGAATTAACATAACCACCTCTGACCGCAGATTGCTGTGCCAACGTGCGATTGATAGCCGCATAGTCCTGCGCCGACAGATTCCAATAATAAGCGTTAGAATGATGCGAGCCGTGGTAACCCATCTGTGATTGAAGAATTTCCATACTCTGCTTATTGATTTGCTTCTGTGCATCATAGGCTTTCTGATAATTGCTTACGGCACTCATTCCCGAAGTCTTATCAATCGAACTCTTCAACTGCTCAATAGAGTATTGCAATCGCTCGTTGGATTCTGTAAGGCGATTTGTTGTCTCCGCAACCTCCTTCGCATTACTTCCATTGCCGATACCAAGAGCACTACCAAGCGATTTGATAGCCCCTACGCCGTTAATAGCTGCCCCAATATAGTTGCCCGTAGCAAAGTCTGATGCTGCTTGCGAACCCTTGTTGAAGGCATCTGCACCACTTTTAAGCTTCTTTCCAAGGTCTGAATTGCCGAAACCAAGAGCATCAATCAATTCGCTTGCCTCTTCTAACTTCTTAGCAACATTACCGATGCCTTCCGCCCATTCATTTGCAATCTCCTTAATAGACTTCCTTGCCTTATCTTGTGATACATTTGCATCCTCAAGTGCCTTCTTTACGTCCTTTGTTGCCTTTCCGACCTTTATCTCAGAAACAGCGAGTTCATCAAAGAGTTTCTTTAATCTTCCAAGCTGCTCATTATTGAGGTTCATATTATTCTCATTAAAGAGCATACCCTTATTTTGAGAGGTTATCTTATCTGTGTTTACAGATACTCCCGTCTCGGCAAAGACTTTCTGTATAGCAATCTTCGTAGAAGACTGCTGTTCCTGTGCATTGTATTGCTCAACTGTTGCTTTTCTCAGTCGCTCTTGTGCGTCAGCAGCCTCTTGCAAGAGCCGATTATATTCACGCACCTTTTCATTAGACCATCCCCACTTATCGATTTGCTCCGAGATTGTATCATCAATCTTACCAATCTGTTCAGACACAACCTTCATATCATCAATATCAAGAGTACCCGAACCGAGAAGGTCTTTGAGCTTTTTTCTTAGGTCTTCGAGATAAGATTTGCTCAATCTTCCCATATCAGAGAAAACAGAATCCCAGTTGATAGAATCCTTGAAATCATTAAAGTTGAGCTTCTTTAGCTGCTCTTCAAGGTCAGTTTTCAACTTTGCTTCCTCGAAAAGATTACCTTTAGCCCTTGCTTCTTTGATTTTCTCGTTATACTCCTCAACGATGGCGAGCTTCTGCTGTTCGAGGTTACCATACTCCTTCAGGTATTCACGATATGATTTTAATTCATCAGCATAAATCTCATTATTGTATGATTCTATGGTCTTCTGTTCAATGATGGTGTACTGCTCGGTAATCTTCTGAATATTCTTTGAATCAAGATGTTTCTTATCATCCCAAGTCTCAGCCTTACCACCCTTTGCCTTGATAACAGACTGCTGTGCGTCAAATTCAGCTTTCTGTCGGTCACGCTCTGCCTTGATAGCTGCATTCTTTCGCTCTTCAATCTGCTCAATTTCTTTGGATAGCTCTCTTTTGCGCTCGGCAATAACCTTCTCTTCGCCTTCTTTCATCGCCTTAATCTTTGCATCGGTTACCTCCTGTTCCAAAGATTGCCAAGCTTTTGCTCTTTCGTAAGCATTCTTATAGATAACATCATCAAGCTTCCCTTCTGCTGAATTAATCTGCTTCTGTTGAGTAGCATCTTTCTTAACATCCGATTTTGCTTTATTCGCTAGAGAACGTTTTGCTGCTTCCTCTTGTCTGATGAGCATTCTCTGTTCACTATTCTGCTGAACTTGCGTTCTCAGTACCTGTATTCTAAGTTCACGCTCTGCGGCAATATCTTGCAATGATTTAGTGTGCAGATTTGCTTGTTTTTCATGCAATTCTACGAGTTTCTGCTGCTGTTTTATCTGATAATCATATTTCTGCCTAACAAGTGCTCTTGCCTCCTCAATGGCTGCAATTTTTTCCTTACCTTGCAACGAATATATCTTATTCTTTATCTCGGCGATTTTTTCGTTAAGTTTATACTGCTCCTCTGTATTCTTTTTGATGGAAATCTGTGTTTCTTGTATCTTACCAGCAAGAGAAGCTGCTTCCTTTGCTTTAGAAAGCATTCCATTTAAAGAAGGTGCTAACTTCTTTGCTAAATCATCACCTGCAAAAGCATCATAAGCAGTCTTAGCAACACCAATCGCTCCCGAAACACTCGTCTTGAATGCGCCAATAACAGTCTCACCAGCACCCTTAATTCCATCCCAAGTCTTTTTAAGACCAGCAGTAAAGGTGTCCCAATCCATATTTAACACACCTTTAATGGTCGTTCCGAGACCTCCAATAAGATTCACCGCTGCTTTCACGGCAGTTTTGAACGTCTTCACGAAGTTATTACCGAAGTCACGGAGAGGAGCGTTTGGCTTTGTGAAGCACTTATACAAGTATTCTCCGAAGATAATCACAATATCAGTGATAGACTTAGCAAGAGAACCAAAGTAAGCCATCAGCTTCGTATAGACCTTCTGCCCCTCTGCGGATTTAGTCATCCATGTATGCACCGCCTTGAAAGCAAGAGCGATTGCTGCAATTACCGCACCTACAGGCGTTGCACACATACCCCATAGAGCCTTTGTTACGGACTTAATAGCCGTAAGAGACCCCGTTACGGGAATACCAAGAGCCTTGAAAGCTTCGCCGACCTTACCAATCTCACCTTGCAACTTACCATTGGCAGTCATTACATTGATGATACCGTCTTTAAAATCACTTAGACCAGACTTTGCTTGTGCGAACTCCTCACTAAAACGCTGACCGATGGAAGAACCGCTTACTTTTGCTTTCAGCTCATCAATAGGTTGAGTGATTTTATCTTTTATGCTCTGTCCGAAATCAGAAATCTTCTGCCCGAAATCAGAAATCTGATTGCGCAATCTACCGATAAAAGTCTCTTCGTTCTTCTCACGGATAGCCTCTTGCAATACAGATATATTATTCTTTGTCTTTTCAATCTCAGACTGTAGTTTCTGCAAGTCTTTTTTCTGCTTTTCTCCAAGTGGCTTTTCATCCATCTTAGAAGCTTCTGCTTCTAAATCTTGCAATTTCTGCTTACTCTCATCAATCTTAGAAGTCAGTTCTGATAACGATGTGTCCTCAACATTGATTTTAACAGTTGATGTTGCATCAGACTGAACGATGGTTGAACCACCCTGAATCTTATTCGCAGCTTCGAGAAGAGCATTGTATTGCTGAAGGTCTGCATTAAGTCGCTGCTGTTCTGTTTGCCAATCATTGATTTTTGATTGAAGGGCATCAATATTTGCCTGTGCTTTCTCAATAAGCTGATTGTAATAGTTAGCACCATTTCCCGTTTCGTTATCCGCAGCAGAAAGATTTGCAAGAGCATTCTTGTAGCTCTCAATCTTTGATTTCTGTACCTCAATCTTCTTTGTTGCCTCCTCAATATTTTTGGCAAAATCAGTCGTGCTAAGTTTGTTCTGAATATCTTCAATGGTCTTCTCGTACAACTTCATATCCGCTTTCAGCTCCTTTGCACTCTCGGATTGCATTCGTTCAATCTCTGCACGACCCGAAGCAACGGAAATATATTGCTGCAAAGCTTCTGTCAGATGTCTAGTTGCCTCTACGTTCTGATTTTCCGCTTCGGCATTCTGTGTTGCCGCCTCGGCATTTGCTACGTGAGCTGCTGCTTCTGCTGATGTAGCGGTTGCTGCCGTTGTAGCCGTAGCCCCTACGGCAATATTCGTTGCGGATTGGACACCATTTGCGCTTGTGCTTGCAACGGAGAAAGCACTCAACGCTTGATACGCACCATTTACCTGAGAGATAGAGTTTCTCACACCATCATAAGATTCAACAAGGTCTTTTACATCACCTTTCGCCAATTCCAAAGAATGCTTTTGAGCATCAATCTGCTTAGTAAGCGAACCGAATGCCTCTGAGCCTTTTTCCGTCTTAGCTAACTGCTCGTTAAGTTTACCGATAGTACCTTCAATGGTTTCTACTCGTTTATTGGCAGTATCAATCATTTCTGGTACTACCTGTATCCCCTTTGTGGCTTCATCCATAGCAGATTTGAGAACCTGCATAGCCTTGGTGGTCTTTGTTGCAAGGTCTTCATCGGATTGCGCCACATCGTTAAGTGCCTTATTCATTCTCTGAGATAAAGCTTCTGTATCAACGCCGACACGGTTCAAACCATCACAAAGCTTATCAAGTGATGCTTGAATATCGGAAATATCCATCTGTCCGCTGATTCCAAGTATTTCATCTGCTGCTGCCATATTGTTAATTTATTTATGTGATTTACATCATGCCCATAAAGAAATCATTAGCAGAGATTGGCTCATCTATCTTATGATACTCTTTTTGTGGCTTTTTTTGCTGTCTGCTGCCTTTTCTCGGTTCGTCCTTGGTATTTGTATCAAAGGACGGAATCGAGCGGTTAAGCAGTATAATATTAAGGTATGAGCGATTAAATACGACCTCCTCGTAACTCATACGAAAGTACTTCATTACTGCTCCGATTGTTGCCCACGGGGAGTCGTTTTCGGCTCCGTCATTATCTTCGTCTGGGTCAGGAAAGTTATAGAGGTTAAGAAAAAATTTGCATTAAACGAACCGCTGATAAACTTCACAAGCTCATTGAATGCCATAATATCAAGGTGCTTGCGTATATATCGCCCCCATATCTTGCGTGCCCACTTCTTGCGGAATGCGCACACAATGAAAATTTCACTCATCAAATGAGCTGTCTCTGAGTGTTCAAACAGAATGGGTATGATATTCACCATATCGCCTTCCTTCCATGTTGGTTCTTTGATAGAGTTACCGAATACACCCATTTCGTAAATCTGCATAAAGGTAAGTGGCTTCACTTTAAAGCGAAACTTACCAACCTTAATCTTTACAGATGCCTCGGAAAGCGTTTTTGCTACCTTTTCCTTATCTGATGTTTTCATATCAAAAATGTGTTTTATAACATAAAAAGCGGTGCGGCTTGGGAAAGTTCCCTTACCTCACCGCCTTTTGAAGTTTAATTTTAATCTTTTATCTAAATGAAAATCTTAAATATCAAGTATTCTTACTTACCATTTTAGGCACTGATATCCTTGGTAAGAATATTACGATGACCGCTCTTCTTGTCACCCTTTGCATCGAATACCGCCATCTGACGGAACTCAATGTTAAGATTAGGAAGTCCACTCTTACCGATAGAACCACTGCGAGTGATTGTAAGTTTCATCTTAGACCACTGGAAGGTACGAGAAGGAATATCATCCAAATCTTTTGTCACAATCTGTACAGCCTTGTAAATCTCGGTTTCTTGTGGAAGCTCATTCAACCAAGCATCCTTACCAGCAGCACCAGCATCCTTTGTATAACCAAGAAGCTTTGTGAAGTTATCTTCTGAGAAATCGTATGTCTGCAAGGTAAACCCCTTTGTTGCTGCTGATGTGGTCAGCACTGCGTAAGGGTCTTCTGAATCCTCAACCTCTACATCCGATGTCTGTGCTGCCTGGTCGTTAAAACTCAAGCTACCAGAAACGACAGCCTTAATTTTGTCGCTCCATGTTGTAGGATAGCCGCCATTTTCGACACAATCGGCAAAACTGAAGCTTTCCAAGCCATATACACCATTCTTTGCCATAGTTTTATTCTTTTAAATTATTATACGTTACATTAAATTTCATATTGACGTAATAAGTGTTATCATTATCACGAGTTGGGCGAGAGATAGAATAGAAATCAAAGTAGCAGCCACCGAGATAAGTACCATCACCAAACAGAGAAAGAATCTTCTCCGAGTAATCAGAGAGTTTCTTTATGTTAGGTAGATTTGATAAGGTCTTAGGGCAATGAATATTCAAATTCACTACACCCTCATTAATGGCATCACTATACACAAAGGGAAGATGATTGATGGCGATATAATCACAGACCGCCAACTTCTCGGGTATCTCATATTTAAAGATACGACCTTCCTTTATGCCTATACTCTCAATATTATCATTGAGATACTTAAATAATGCCGTTACCGCTTTATCTCCGAGTATCATATCTAACTATCGCTTTTAATCATTTCAGCTACTTCTTCAAAAATCTTCTTCATTTCGTCACGAAGGAAATACTTTGTAAGGTGTAAGACATTGTAGCCTTTATCTTCTACGTATTTACCGTAGTTCATACCAGCAACAATAACGAGGGAGTACCCTTTAGGGGCTACCACACCTTCTTTCTGTGCATACTCATTGAGTGCAGCACTTACGCCTTCTTGTCCTCCTTCCGCTTCTTCTGCCTTTGGAATCTTACCAACTGCCGAGGTGATGAGTTGCCCATCAAGGTAGAGAGCGAATGAAATTGAGTTCTTCAAATTTGCAGTTCGGTCTTGATAACCTTTGTTTTCTTTAGAGTAGGTGACCGCTTCTTCGGCAAGTTGCATTAAACGCATATTAAGGTAGCTAATAATCTGCTGCCTCTTTTCGTTCAACCTTTTCTGTAAGGCTTCACGACCTTTGATTTGTAATTCAACCTTTGCCATATTGCCGCCTATTAGAGCCAAATTCTAAGATAGCGTTTCTTTAAGGTTACGAAGCCTTTAACCTCCATTTCCTTATCAATCGTGCCATCTTTCTTGGTTATCCAAACCTTTTCGCCTTCCTTCGGTATGAGAGGGTATTTTGCTTTTGAGAGAGGAGCATAGATTTCGTGCGAATACACGTACTGCTGCCCGTCTGCCAGAGTGATAATCTTCGCCTGCGAATTAGGCAAAATAACGCACTTTCCAAAGGTTTGCCATTCTCCTTCGGGCTGCTCTATAGGATTTCCGTCCTCATCAAAGCCATCTTGTGGAGCACCTTTTACTTTAAGTATATCTTCAAAGTTCATACGCTATCTATTTGATTACCATACCTTCACATTCTGAACCCAATAATCATCAGAAGTGCTATCAATAACAAGGTCAGCATCCAATCCAGCATCCTTCGCAATAGATTTAATCATCTTATCAATGAGCTTCTTGTCGTTCTTGTAACTCTGAGAGATACCGCCAACATTCTCACTTGATAATGGATTCATCTTGTAGAGGATACGCATAGCCGCATAGGCTACGGGTTTCTTTACCGCTACGGAGTATTCATCAGCCACGGATGCCGTGCTGTTGAATTTGTCAGCAGCATCAATAAACATCTTCTCCAAAGTCTCATCTGAGGTAGAGAAAGGCTGAATCTCGCTTGCTATGGCTTCTGAAATTGTCATGCTAATCTTGTTATCTTATGAAGTTTCACTTATTAAATCAATATATTCATAACTGAGGGTCAGTGCATTAAGCACCAACCTTCAAGATAAAGAAGTCTTCGATACCATCGAATACTGGTTGCATCCACATTTCGTTAGTAAGGTGATAACCCTTCTTATCTCTCCAATAACCGATAAGGTTATTATCGTATGTAGAGTAAGATACGTTAGGTACAGGGTCAATAGCCTCCAAGCACTCTGCGCACTTAGGCACAGCTACCTTATCGGCACACATCGCAACAACTCGGTTATCTGGGATAAGGTTAAAGACTGTCTTGTCAGGCAGCTCAACAAACTTATCCTCATCAATCTGAATTGTTGGCAAGAGGATAGAGCGCAGATAGATATTCATCTGGTCAACGCTAATCATCGGTGCAGCAGGATTGATGGTAATCTCACCAAGGTTCAAGCGGAAGGTGTCCTTAATCTCCTTTGCCTTACACATTGCGAAGAATGTATTCTCAGACATACGAAGACGCAGAATCTTACGACCCTTCTTGCGAGCCTCGTCCTTCAACTTCTTAATATCCTCAATAGGAGTTGCGTTCACCTCACCCCAATTTGTGGTAGCAGAGAGCTGCTTAACACCCAAATCAAAGGTGTAAGATACGTTAGCCTTAGAGTTGTTGGTACGTGATACAGTCTGAGTACCCTTGAACAATCCCTCGAAGTACAACATATCAATACGCTTATGAGGAGCGATAACCGCCAACTCAAAAGGTTTGAATGAGTACTTGATAAGCTCATCGTACTTAGCATCGAGCTGTGACTGTGTATAACCGCCACGTCCCGACATATCATTATACTTACCTTCCAAGAGGTGCATCTGGTCGAGGTAGTCGTTATCGAGCTCCCACTCATCGGCGATACGACCGATAGAACCCGTAAGCTGACCCCAATCAGGCATAGTATGCAATGGACGCTCTGCGTTCTTAGCGATAACAGAACCGACCATAGCAGCAGCATAAGTAGCCATATTCGCCTGATATACCTTTGCAGCACAATACTCAACAGGCTTCAACTCATTCTTCCACTCAGCCTTGTAGGTGGAAGTCTTCATGTATTCGTCTATGTAGGTCTGAAAAGACTTTGGGTCTTGCAGATTCTTCAAAATACTATTCATAATCTATAATCTCCACTTTTAAAGGTTACTGAATCTTAAATAAAGCGATACCAACAGCATTGATACCCAACTTAATATCTTCGTTGATAGGATAAGGGAGAGAATCTTCCTCTACCTCCATTACCTGTAAGGTAGGAGTAGCTGCGATAGAAGACTCTTGGTCTCTTACATCGAGAGTATCGTATGAGAAGCCAAGAAGCACATCCTTAGTCTTATCATAATCTGATACAATCGCATCTTTAGCAACCGCATTATCAAGTGCTGATACGGTCAATGTATCTACACCATCAGCAGAAGCAATCGCCGAAATAGTTGCACCAGCAATCTTATCTCCAACTTGGAACAAAGAACCGCTAGCAATCTTCAAGGCTGTAGCAGCCTTATCAGCCTTTTCTACAGCCTTTGCAGTCTTCACAACCTGTGCTTTACCACCAGTTACAAGTCTGAGAACTGTACCCTTTGCAACCCACTTCAAAGTGGCTGGAAGGTTGGTGCGGTCGAGGTCATAACCACCCTGTCGGCGAAGGCACTGCTCTTCAAGCCAAAGTGCTTCCTTGATATCCTCTGGCTTGGTTCTATGCAAAAAATAGCCTCTGTTTGACATAATTTTCTTCTTTTTTAGAGTTTAACATAATTCATTGATAAAGCCTTACTCCTTTGGAGCATTGCGCTCCGAGAAGCCTTGCATTCTTTTAATGAAATCATTCTGCTCGTCTTCGGGTGAGGTTGCCTTGGGTGCTTCAACAAAATTGCCGTTTGCTACAAATGACTGCTTCAATGCTGTCCAATCATCGGCACATTGCTGTGCGAGAGTTTCAAGATTCTCTTCCTTGTCGAGCTGATAACGTGAACGGAACTGCTGCGGAACGTCCTTCAATTTTTCGCTCTTACCGAAAAGGTCATCAAGACGTGCTCTTTCTTCCTTTTCCTTGTATGGAGCAATAGCGGCGGCTACAGCTTCGCTAACTGCTTTCTGGGTACTTTTGGTAGCCTCGGCAATCATCTGCTGAACCTGCTCTTGTGTAAGCCCTGTTGGAGGTACTGGAGGAGTAGGAGGAACTGGTGGAGTAGGCTTATGGTTAGGGTCGTTAGGGTCAATCCATCCATCGAATTTCTTCGTTGTCTCGCTGACCGCACGATTGAATGATGATTGCATCATACCAACATAAGGTTCAACTGCCGAGATAGCACTCGTTACATCCTCGTCCTTTGACTCATCTGTTAGACCACGACTTGCAACAATCAGGTCAACCAGCTTTGAAAGTTCATCCTTCTTCAAACCATACTTTGCAAATGATGTTTTGGCAGAAGCAAGCACTTTTTCTTTTATTGTCATAGTAATTCTGTTTTAAACGTTAATAAATAAATAATTTCCGATTGCAAAATTACTATTTCTATTAATAAAATAATAATAAATAATAGAAGCTGTGTAAACAAATGCTATTTTTGGCGATTTTCTTGCGGTCTAAGCGGCTTTCTTTTAGTTTATGTATAGTTATTAAGAAACAAAAATAAAAGGCAAGATAGCCAATATTCTTGGTTACTTTGCCTTGCGTTGTATCATATCTATCTTTGCCTTAACCTTCTTCGGATTCCTAGCATCGTGATTGCTCAATCTCACTACATGATACCCGAGCCGCCATATACCCGAAGAGCGATTGCCATCCTTTCGCTTTTGGTCTTTAGTAAAATGATAACCACCATCGAGCTCAATAATCGTTTTTATCTCGGGCAGATATATATCAGCGAAGTATAGCTTTCTGCCCGTAACTATCGGCTGCTGTGGTATTACCTTATATCCTAACTGAGTGCATATTTTCGCCGCAGCCTTCTCCGCATCGGTTGTATGCGAAAGGAGGTCGCAGCGAATTTGTCTGATAAGAGCCTTGCTTATCTTCATTGCTGATTTTGCTCTATGAGAGGTAAGTTGCCATGCTTCTTCAACTCCTCGTAAAGAAACAATCTTCCTTTCTGAGTCCATTTTGTGTGCATCACCGAGCCATTCGTTCCGTTTCGATGAACGATAGGTACAGTATCAGATTGCACATAACCATAAGGAAGGTACTTTGCGTACAATATCCACTGACCGCCAACCTTATGTTGAATGCCAAAATTACGAAGCAAGATATTGAACGCCTTTGCTGACTGACCGTAGTCCTGTGCAATTTGCGTTGTCGTTACAGTCTCATTGCTTGATAGAATCTTATCTACATAAGTTACCTTTGGTTGCATCTCGGATATAGCACCGTTCAACTCTACGATTTCCTTTGAGCTTGCTTCAAGTTGTTTCTGTTGCTCTTCAATTCTTTGTTGCTGTTTTGCAGCCAACATCAGAGCCTCGGCAAATGACTGTGGCACTTGATATTGCTCACATTGTTTGATTTCTAGTTCTTCCCAACGAAGAATCAATTTTGCTCTTGCCTCGTCATTGAACTTAGTGGCGACATACAAGCACTCGGTTTTGTTTAGAATGTAGCAAGGGCGGTCTTGGTTGTTTGCGTCCTTGTATGAGCCGAGCGGAAATTTCCGTTGGGCTACTTTTTCCCAAGCAGCTTCCATGTTTCTGATAGCTTCAAGAACATCAGAATGCCGCTTACCTGTAACCTCGGCAATTTCAAGCGAGGTCATGGTTTCTTTCTTTATCAACTCTTTCATATCTTTAGTATTTTTGATTTTCTAACATTTTTATCTCATCTTTTAGATAGAAGATTGCTTTGCTCAAATCCTGCACTCTCTGTTCACGCTCGGAAAGGTTCATTTCCTTCTTTCCCTTGCGTAAGAGATACTTGACTGCCGAACCGCAGTTAAAATCAAGGTGGCGGCAAATATCAATCGGCTCTATGCCGAAGAGTTCCTTTAGCCAAGCGTAATGGTTAGGGTGATTAACCATTTCTTCCTTTTCCTCTGTAACGATAGTGCCGTTTTTTGCAATCTCTTCAAACTGAATAGGGATATTCTTTTCGTATGGAAGATTATATTCGTCTGCTATAATATTGCATTCAACAATAGATTTATCTACCTTGATAATTTTCAATCTGAGAGGGAGAATATTGGCTAACGAATATCTTTTTTCTCCGATGTTGTAAATGTAAATTTCTAGTTCGTCATTTACATGGACTACCTTACCAGGCTCTATTGGTAAGGTAAATACCAGCCCTTCACGTATTTTCATTGATTCTATCATAACTCTTACTTTTTAAAAGGTTTATTAACTGATGATTCCTGTAATAATGGATGCATACATCTTACAACCCTTGTTTCTGTATTGTTTTTCTTCTGATACCTACAAAGATTGCATTCGATAGCACCGACCTTATGCAGAGCGTGCGTATATTGACCACATTCGCCGAAAGGGCAATCAGTCACATATTCAATACCGCCGTGAATAAACTCACGTACTTCATATTTGATAGCCGTATTCGGCTTCTTTTCTTTCTTTGGGTATAACATATTATCTTATCTCAATTTTGATTTTATAAATCGACTTCTGCTTCAATTTTTCCGTGCCATCAAGCAAAAGATGAGCAATGGTTTCAGCCATGGATTCGCTGATAGCTCTCGCTGTATATTCGTGATAATTGCCGTCTTCTTTTTCTTGATAGACGTTTACACAGCCAGAGCTATCATCTTTAACGATAACTCCATTATCAGCGAACTCTAACTTAAAATTAAGTCTTTCCATACAATTACTTTTTTTGTTCCATGAAATGTTTTTGTTGTATTAACATCATTCTTGTAATCAGATTCTGCATCTTTTCGATAACGAACTTCGGGGTTTCCGAAGTTCTGATAAAGAAAGGATGCCTACCTCTTTTGTGCTTATTGAAGAACAATGTATCATCTTTACCCTCTATCTTAACAGAAATCATATACTGACCGATAAAGAGGTGAGCGGAACCTTCTTTTCTCTCTCGGGGCATAGTGTACTTAATGCCGTTTTCATCTAAGAAGGACATCAGCTTCTTTAATTTCGTTTCATTTTTCATCTTGCATATCTCCTATAGTTTAGTTATCGCTTAACATTTTCTCAACCTCATCATCGTATTTGTTTCTTTTACACCAAGTAGTGAGGTCAAAGATTACTTCCGCATCCTTTCTGAAGCTTTTGTATAAGCTCAGATATTTTTTCTTTGTTTGTGCGTTAGCTTTTCTCGCCTCATTGAAAAAGTTAAAGTAATTTTTAAAGTACTCCGAATGTATTGTGATAACATCGGCATTCTCGCATTTTTGCATCATAAACAGTATCGCTTCTACAATAACGACTGCCTTTGAAGCACAATAGATGTGATTTTTTTCTTTTGCGATAACTTCTCCGTTCTTAATGATGATAACTGAAAAATTACCTATTGCAAATTTTTCTTCGTAATCACAACTTACGTAGCACTCATATCCAACAAGTTCTTTTGCTGGTGTGAGGTAAGTATCGAGCCAATTTTTCTTTTTCTCCATTTCGTATCTCCTGTGTTATTATATAATCGGGTGGGGGCATACGTGCGCCCGTTAGTTAATTATCTCTGGGGCTGTCGCCCCTATAAGGGAATAAATTAAATTAAAGCTTTCATCCCTTATTTTATTATTTTTGATTTTACATAAACTACATTTTTGCCTCCTTTCTTCTCATACCATGACGAGATATTGATATAGCATCGTCCATCTGCATTCTATAGATATTCGATTCAATGGAAAATGCCTTTCTATTTTTTGCACTTATCACAATTACGGAACCTTCAATATCCGTGATAGCCATATTATTGGTACATACCTTTGCATCGCACCTTACTTCCTTGATTCTTGTGCGCTTATTGATAACGCCCTTGTTTACAAGCTGATTTGTGACTTTGAATGCTTGGTACATCGTACCAAAGATAATATCCTTGATTCTGTCATAAGATAAACCTTTGTTATCGCTAAACTTCTTCCTTAACATACGACTTTCACGTTTGAGAGCCTTGCGAATAGTCTTCGCATTTCTCCCATTCGTCCCCTTATTGTGCGTATTAATTACGTCCTCTTGCATTCTAACTTGGTTCTCCATGACAATCCTTCTCAAAAGGTTTTTGAGGGCAGGGAATGTCATCTTCGTCAAATCATCCTTGCGAAGCTTATAACTATATCCATCATTTGAATGTATGCTGCGTGCGATGAATCTCTTCTTTCCGTTTTTCTCTTCAAAACGGAAATACCCTATCTTGCAACCATATTCAAGCAGTCTCTTCAATTTATTATTGTCAATATGCAATAATTTAGCGCAATGATTATATGATACAAGATTAAGGTCTGATGAGCGGAATAAGAGCTTTATTTTAAGAAGCAAGCAGAAGGCATCTAAGCGATTCTTATCGCTCAGAGCAAACTTAGCTTCTTGTATTCCTATTCTTATTCTTTTCATCGTTATATATATATTAATGTAAAAACCAAACAGATGAAAGGTGCTATCTATCATTCTGCTTGGTTTGTATATCGAACCCTTTCACTTGTGTTGATTGGGCATATATGATTTTTTTCTTTGCTTGGAAAATAGCACTTTCCTTTTTATGCCGCAAAATTATAAAGAAAATCCGAGATATTCGCTTAAAATCTATTAAAAAACTAATATATAATATTAATAAACTAAAAATAGCTATTAGAAAATTTGGTAATCTGAGAGAAAGTTATTAATTTTGCGGTATCAAAGTTAATAAAGTAGCTTTTGATATATATAATTAATGTAGAAATTATTAATAAATTAAAAATAGGAGATACAACAATGAAGACAGAGATTTTAAGCAAGCAGGTCTTAGATTACATCATCAATGATGTTGAGACAACCATTCATCGCTTGGGCATCAACGCTCAGTTTTCTGTAGAGGTAAGAAAAGACTATAGAGGTTGTGAGTATGAGAAGTTGGTAAGTACATCGTTTCAGACAATGCCAATGCTCTTTAAAGAGATTCACTTGGAAGGCTATATTGCAATTAGAGATAAGGTTGATGCACCTAATGATTTCTTGGAGGTTCAAGTTAATCTCGATTACTATTATCATACATTTGATAATGGCAGCAACGGGCATACCTTAGGAAGAATTGTCTTCGAGGTTGATAAGCGAACCAATGAGAAGATGAAGGAGAGTGGTAAGGAGAGCAATTATATTTCAATGATTGTACGCAAGGTTCAGTCACTCGAAATCTAAGAAAGGTAACGGCAGGGCTAACTACCCTGCTACTAATATAGGAGATACGAAAAAATGAAAAAAGAAAAAGACATGATGAATCCAAATAATTGGAGAATCGAAGATGTAAAGAATGCGGTACAGGCAGCAGTCCTTGCCGCTAGTGGAATTATCTTGGCGTATGCCACTATCTGGCTCGCTTACTAAAAGAAGGAGGTAATATGGAGATAGTAACAACGTTGGTTAAATTCCGTTGTCGCAAAGATGTGATGATGGAACAGTCAAAGAATGCTCAGATTTTCCTTTTCAACGGAAAGGAAGGTAAGACAAAGGTCTTCGTGCCTAAGTCTAAACTGATTATCAAGGATGATGCCTTAGATAGCAACTATAATCTTTGCATCATACCTAAATGGGTATTCCTTAATACAAAGAACCTTTCGCAGAATGTTGAGTTAATAGGAGAAACGCAACACATGGAAGTTCTCAATGATATTGAAGATTAATAGTATATATAGTAATAATTATTTTGTTTAACATATTAAAAATAGGAGATACAACAATGAACACAATGGCAATGAATTTGATGGCACAGCCAAAGGTAGCAGAGGTAGCGGTTGCAAAGCAGCCAGAGTTGAAGAGTGATAATATGAATCAGTTCTTGGATTTTGAGACATCCAAGGTACAGATTTTGACAATCGAACAGCTTGAACGCACCGAGAAAGAGAATGATGTGTACGGAAAACCTTTGAAAGGTATCTATCACTTTGACCTCATTCATCAGGTGGAAGGCTTGTGCGAGAAGCATGGCTATAAGGCTGAGATTTACGACCTCTTTGCGGCGAATAACAAAGACCGCAATACTCCAGGTGTTACCCGTTTGCCTGAGAAGGAAGCTTTGATGGGTGATAGAGCTGTAGAGGCTCATATCCTTCGCCGAGTATTCTGTAATATTCGCTTGCGTGACTTCGATAAGGGTGATGGTAATGATGAGATTACAACCAATATGGCGGTATCATTCCATCAGAAGGGTATTCAGTTAGGTATTGGCAGAAACGTAGTTATTTGTCATAATCAGTGCCTTCTTAACGCCGAGCATTACGGTGCTACCTACTCAGACCTCAATAGCAGAAGAGGAGCTTTTAAGCTCGATGAGCTTCTTCAACGTGCTGATGCTTGGCTCGCTAATCTAAGAGGTATCATTGATGCCAATGATGAAATGATAGAGCGTATGAAGAATCGTGAGATTAAGGCACAGGAGATGTTTACCATCATCGGTATGCTGACCTCGCTCCGTGTTGCTGCTGAAACGAAATACAAAGGCATTCGCAATCTTCAGGTCATTCCTCTCAATCAAGCACAGATTGGTCGCTTGACCGAAAGAATGATGATTGCCTACTACGAGCGCAATATTGTTACCGCTTGGGATTTGTACAATGCGGCTACCGATATGTATAAGTCAACTCAGCTCGACCAGCCAATGATTCTTTCACAGAACTTGGCAATGAGTAGCTTCATTCAGAATACATTGATTCCAAACGCATAACTACATATGAGATTGAATATAGAAAAAGTCGATAATAAGAGCCTTTAAGCCGCCGTGAGGTGTCGGCTCTTTCTTTTAGAAAAGTTAAATTTAGGTTCTGATATATATTGCCGTGAGGTAATCAGTTATGTCAATTATCAGTTAGATAAATTTTAATTATGGTTATTGTTTTTTGCCCTACGGCGGTAGGGCTTTTTAACCCAAGGAAAACCAATCGCACGGGTGTGCGTGGGCTGTATGGTAGTGATACCGATATTCTTATCAAACCCTAAAGGAAAGAGGTGAATATATATAAGTTCATTCATTCTACTGTGTTAAAGAATGTATGCGAAGACACTCCGTAATAAGCAGCTCTTAATAAGCGGAGGTTGGCGAGGGTTCGATTCCCTCTCTTGGGGCTATGTTTTTTAAATTTATATAATATGACAGATTATAACGGAAAATTAAACTTGCTGAAGCTCAAAAGAGCTGGCGTTATGCAAATACCAGGGCGAACCGAAGTGCTTCGCTGCTTGGTTATCCCTATTGAAGAGAATAATATCTTCATTAGTACGGATGAAAATAATCGTCCGAAGGCTGCTTATCTCGACCTTACCGCTTGGGCGTTGAAGAACCCTAAGTATGAGGAAACTCACATGATTAAGCAGTCGTTGCCTAAAGAGGTTCGTGAGAAAATGACAGATGAGGAGAAGAAGGCGATGCCTATTCTGGGTGGCTTGAGACCTGCAAACTTTGAAGCTCTGAATGGAGCATCTACCTGCGATGCTCCTTTTGCACAGGCACAGAATTTAAACGATTTACCCTTTTAGTATAAGAGCTTTCTTAGATATAGGATTTAAGTTAGTTTTAGATTATTAGAAATATGAGAAGTAGAACGAGTAATTGGTTTGAGGTAGGAATCCGCTACCAAAAGACCCAAGAAGATGGTTCAGAGAAATCTGTAACCGAAAAGTATGCGATTGATGCCTTATCCTTCACGGAAGGTGAGAGCGCAATCACAGAAGAAATGGCTGCTTATATTAGCGGCGAGTTTAAGGTTAAGTCGATGCAAGAGGCTTCATACAGAGAGGTATTCTTCTCTGATAAGGATGATGATGATTGCTGGTACAAGGCGAAATTGCAATTCATTTCCTTTGATGATAAGACCAATAAGGAGAAGCGTAGCAACGTGTCTTATCTCGTGCAAGCAAAGTCTATGCACCGAGCAATCAGTAACATTGATGAGGTGATGGGGAAGACCATGATAGACTACGAAATCATCGGTCTCAGCAAAACCAATGTTTACGATGTCTTCGAGCATAAGACAAAGGAGGAGAAGGAACAGAAGTCTAACGGGGAAAAGAAGGAGGAGTAAATTATGGCAAGACCTAAGAAAAATGGCGCAGAACAGCCTTTGAATTTGGATGGCAATAATATGCCTATGGAGAACGAGAACGCTCAGCAGAGCCAAGAAAATACGGCTCAACAGCAAAGTGAGGAGCAAGTTGAGGAAAATAAGGAAGAGTATGAACTTCCTTTTGGAATAGAGGATGGAGTTCCTTTCCCTATTGACGATAATGGTTCGTTCATTATCTACGCTCCTACTGATATTGGAACCCGTAAAGGTCGAATCCCTGTAAATATGGGTATTACTCTCAGAGAGGGTTATCGTGGCTTGATTGTTCCAATTACAGCCAATGCAATCTATGGTCTTCCTACTGAATCTGATTATCGCTTACAGCATTCCGATGTGATTTCAACGCAAGTAGGGGAGGAAGAAGAAGTAAGACTCGTACTCTCTATCAATGATGAAACAATGATACAGGAGCAGACAAACTTCGGTTCACGCTCCCGTAATCTCATTATCCCGAAGGGTACTCCGCTTGCCGTTCTGATGATTTTTAAGCTGTGAAATATATAATTGCGGATGGAGGTCTATTTTATAGTATCTCCTTCCGCTCTACTAAGTAACTATGACAGAAGTTGAACGTAAAATGCGCAGAAGCAAATACGGCAAGACCTACTATAAGAAGCATCGTGAAGCTTGCATCGAAAGAGCCAAAGCTTGGTATAATGCTCATAAAGAGCATCGTAGGCTGTATATGCTTGCGTATAATAGCAAATAGTGTTTATATGGATAAGTTGGATAAAATTAAAGAGTTGAATACTCAATATAAACTGCTGCGAAATAACGGAATGGTCGTTGAGGTGAAACTCCTTACTAATATCGGTGATTACAGCATAAAGAATCCGAATGTTATTAGTAAGGTACTTGACTTGCTTATCCTTGAATCACAGAAGCAGATAGAAAGTGAGGTGAATAAATGATAGAATTGAGTAATAGACCAACAAGGGCAAAGAGAATCGTTGTGGTTCAACTGAAAGATAAAAAGCCTGAGCCTTTCCGTACCTGCCCAGAGATTTATTTGAAGTACGATAAAGAGAAGATTGGCATCTGTCTTAATGCTCTGTGGAACGCCCTTGCTAAAGATGGTTGCTACGAGAATAAGAAATGCAAAATCTCTTATCAGAATATCGAACAATTAAAAACTCTGGTATGGGAATAGAAAATAAAGGCTGTTGTGTGCTGAAATATCCCCATTCTATAGATGATGGATTATTAGCTCTGTATATACAAGGTCTTACAATTCGTGAAATTAGCAAGAAAGTAGAAATTCCTTATGAGACTGTCCGACGGCGATTAAAGGAGAAAGGAGCAAAAACGGCATCACCAAGATTTGTTGCTAAATTCGGAGATATTCGTTATCGTGGTAGTTATCGGTATTGGAGTGAAGATGAAGAACGAAGATTCAAAGAATACTTTCCTTTTCACACAAACGAGGAAGTTGCCGAAGAGTTCTGTTGTAAAATAAGGCAGGTTAAAAACAAAGCCCGCTCTCTTGGATTGAGAAAAAATAAAAGATGGCTTTACTCTAAGAAATTAGCAACTATAAAGATAGCGAATATCGTTTCTAAAGCAAGTAGCAAAAGGTTTTCTTTCAAGAAAGGTAACAACTACGGCTGTAGATTCGAAAAAGGTAACACTATCGGACATCGGTTCAAAAAAGGAGTTAGGTACGATAAAGAGTTTTGGGAGAGATACAGAAGAGGTGAAGTAGCTTTACCTTGATTATATCTTTTCAGCATCTACGATAAGGCTAAAAAATATCTATAATATGGAAGATGTAATTATTAAACAGTATAATAATGGCTACTTCGAGGTCTTTCAAGGCGATAAAAGTAGCGGTGAACTTGGTTTTGACGAGATGTTAGGACTGATAACGTCTCTTACTATGTCTGAACGCCGTCCTTGCTTGCAATGGATGAAGACCAAGGAGCAGCGTGATGCCGAAGAAGTCGCTATCACTCAGATAGCGAAATATCCTATATTTGAAAATGCTAAAAAGAAGGAAGGAGAATAAGAATGAAAGAAACAAAGTACAATAATGATGTTCCTTATGAGAGAGTGGTATTGCGAGTACTACAAAATTACTCACAGATGCAAATCAAGCTTTGCCGTTTACAGAATAAGGTGAAAGAGCAGAGTAATAAACTTGTGCTCTGTAATAACGTTATCAATCAATTCAAAAAAGCTATCAATGAATTGAATAATGATGATTATAAGAAGGTCGTTGCCGAGCGTGATGAGCTTCTCAGAAAAAACAAAGAACTTTCTCGTCAGTTGAAGATTTACGAAGGTATGCGTAAGTACTTCAATAGCGAGGTATCAAAATTAGAAACTGATAAATAATATATCAATATGAAGAAGATTTTATCTTGGTGTGGCTCTCATACTGAGCTGCTATGTGCATTCTTTTTGTTGGGATGCTGTATCAGTAGTGCGGTCAAAGATGGTTGGTCGGCGGCGATATTGTTCTTGCCTTTTATCGCTATGTGGATATTCGTCCATCGCTTACAGAAAGAGATTTTTCGCATTACAAAAAAGAATAAAGAGCTGAATGAAACTAAAAAGAAGCTTGAAAAGGCTTGTAAAAGGACTGAGGATTTAAAAACCTTAATCTATTACAGATACCTCTTAGCAAAGAACGATGTTGACCTCTGTAAAAAGAAGATTGATTGTAATGCTTATCTTTATGAAAGAAGGCATTGTGAGGAAATGATAGAGTTTTATCTTAAAAAGATTTGGAATAAAGATGTATGATAATGAAGTATGATGAGCTTTTAAAGAAGGAGAGCCAGAAGAAAGGCAGAAGCAAACCACGGCATATTGAATCGCAGATTCAGGTTCAGATGGTGAAGTGGTTTCGCTTGCAATATCCCCATTACATCATTGCTGCCATCCCTAACGGAGGACAACGAAGTGCGCTTGAAGCAAAGATAATGAAAGGTGAGGGTGTTTTGGCTGGCTTCTCCGACCTTATTATTATAGCAAAAGGAAATGTCCTATTTGTGGAAGTTAAAACGAAGAGCGGATATCAATCTGATTTGCAAGCCAAATTTCAGTCTGATGTTGAGCGGTTAGGCTTTCAGTACAGCATTTGCCGCTCATTGGATGAGTTTATCTTAACCATCGAAAAATGGATAAAAGATAAGTTTTCTGTGTAAAAATATCAGATTTTCTTGGTTTAATATTAATTTCTATTAAAATAATAATAAAAACACTGGGGAAATTTGGTAGTATCAAAAGAAATTATTAATTTTGCGGTGTAAATAATTAATAAATAGGTTTAATATTTAAATTATAGGAGATACGACAATGATTACAATTATCAATAAATTCACAGGTGAGGTTATCACCAAGTACTCAGGTGCTTTGGTTAGTGAATCAGATATTGATTCTTTTATCGCCAACGCAAAAGGTTCGGGTACGTTTAGAGGACGTTGGAATGCTATCGTAGAGGTATTCATTCCTTTGAAAGGCTTGAATGCCACACAATGCCTTCTTAAAAGCCAATACGCAGTGAAGGAATGTATGAAGAAGAAATAATTAACGTTTAAATATAGGAGATACAATTATGGCAGTAGCAGTTAGTACAAAAGGTGTTGAGAATCTTGTCAAGCAGATTAATGCTGCTTATGGTAAGGTAATAGTCACAGCTGAGTTACATTCAGACGGGTGGCTCATCCTCGTAGGTGAGAATCCTATCAAAAATATAGGAAATGCTAGCGATGCGGTTCATTACCTTGAAGGTGTGAAGCACGGCATCGAATTAATGAAAGAAGGATTTTAGTTATTAATCGGGCAGCGTAATAGCTGCCCATAAATATAGGAGATACAATACAATGGGAAATGTGGTAAAATTTGGTTTGTGTAGCAATGAAGATGTAAGAAAAGAAGTAGCCAATCACCCAGATTACAAGGTTCATTGGTTGGCTGGCTTCGCTTGGAAAGGTGCTTGCGATGGCAGAGAGCTCAAACGTGAGGGTATGCGCAAGATTTGGCGACCTGGCGGTTCGTTTATGGGGACTTTCGATGATGAGCTGAATAAATGCTTGAATTGGGCTTGCGCTCAGGATATGGAGATAGACCACGATAAGAAGACAATCTTCATCAATGGTTTTAGTGAGAACGACATGTATTAAAACGTAGGCTTATGTTCGTAGAATTTAAGAATTTATATGTAGCGTTCAGAAAGGAGTTTCCTTTAGCTATCGTGTATCTTAATAAGTGCGATGGTGAGCGTTTTTTAAGAGAACAGGGAATAGCTTTATCTGGCTCTTTTAGCAGCTTTATTCCGCTTATTGCAATCGTTGATAACGTACCACAAAAAGCGAGCTGTAAGATTATCTTTACTAATTATCGCATTCTTAATAAAGAAGAGGAGAAAGATGTGTTAGATACTCTTAAACGAAGTAATCTTACTATCAATGATAAAGGGTTTATCTCCTTCCTTGATTATAAGCAGATTTGCTTTGAGGTAGATGGAAATATTCTTCCTTATGATGATTTCTGTAAGTATGAATTGCCAGAGGGGCAGGTGTTCAAAATGGTCTTTGATAATGGTTATTCTTATTACGGCTCAGAGCCTTTTAAAGGTGATGCCAAGAAATATGCCGACACAGCTATCAAGGTTGCCGAGAAACTAGGGTATCTTTGGTTCAGTTGGACTATGGGATTCAGGCTTAACAATCTTCTCAACGTAAATGTGGTTTACGGCAAAGACGAAAGCTATTCAGTAGTTTCTAACACATAATGACTATGGAAGAGATTAAAGAAAAGAAGTTTATCATAGAAGCAAAGGGTGAAGTTCCCTTTGCTCAACGCACGGGTGATGGCTATGAGTTATTCAATAACGAACGAACAATGAAGTTCTGTGCAAGAAGGCAACAGATATGGGATAATGAAACGGGCGAACAGAAATCTTGTTTTGCCGTTTTCTGCTTCGTTAAAGAGGATGATGGATGGGTACAAGGTGATAATTATCATCAGACGGAGACCATTACTTCTTTCGTTAAGGATTTGAATATCTCTCCTTATTTTACCAATGCGGTAAAGGAATATCGTGAACAGATGGATATTACAGAAGAATGGAAGGTTGAAAAATGGGAACAGGAGAAATATTAATCGTTATAGGCGCAATAGTTACCGCATTCAGCAGCGTTACCGCTGTTGGGGCGATAAGCGGAAAGATAGAAGGTGTTATCACTCTTAGTGAAAGGTTATGCATCACGGCATTCTTGATGATTCTGTTCGTTATGGGATGCGTATTGCTTGATAATGGAATATTAATAATTAATCTGTAATAATATGACAAAGAGATTAAGTTTAGAAGATAAAGCTAAAATAGCTAACGGCAATGAACGTCATTGTGGGCAATGCAATCATCATATTTGCCCAGATGGTTTGCTTAAAGTATGTTCGGAGGCTTTTATTCGAGGGTACAAGAAAGGCTATAAACAAAATCAGAAAGAACAGAAAGAACGTATTGATAAGATACTCCACCCTGTTACTGAGCCTTGTGGTAGTAATGCTATCTTTGTCTTTTTCAGAGACGTAAGAAGTGGTGAGTTACAACCTTATATTGAGGATATGAGAATGCCTGATGCAAAACGTTACCAGGATATAGGTTCAATAAGGTTTCCGCCAGAGAAAGATGAACCACAGAAACTACAGATTGCATGGTGTTATCCGAAGGATTTGGTTGAGCTTCTTGGATATGATAAGAAGTATGCCGATTTTGAGCGTATAGCTCTTTCTGAAGGCGCATTCTCTTATCCTCGTGAGGAATATGATAAAAATCTTCAAAAGTACTCTTCTGTGCGCCATAAATACAAAAAATATTATCATTATCGTAAATTTAAAAAATAGCTTTATTATGAGTAAGAAAGATATTAGTCTAACAATCACACTTGAACTCGGTGGCGACCTTTGCGGTATGACTATAAAGGATAAAAATGATAAAGTGGTACAGTTCGAGGATTTGGCACGTAGTGAGCAAATTAAGGTTCTCAACTGCTTTAGTCAGAATTACAACAGCCTTGTGCGGTTCTTAAAAGAGAAGGAGGGATAAGGTATGGGATTTGTTATTTTTATGGCGGTTATTATGAGCGTAGGCGTATTTGCTTGCCTCATTCAAGGTAATGGAGATAAGGAGGAGTAGAGTATGGGAACACCTGTTTTATTAGGCAATCACAATGATTGCAATATAGATAAAGGAAGATATGTAGAAACGGACGTCTCGGGCTATAAAGCCGTTGTCTATGTGCCGAGCGGCATTGATAACGAGCAGATTCAGAAAGCCCTTGATTACGCTTATTCTACCCTCTGCCAAAGCTGCTATATGGAGTTTATCTTGGCAGATAACTTCCTTCTTATTTCTAAGGAGGTTTTTGATAAGAAGAAGGTGTTTAAGTTCAATCTTAAAAAGCACTTTACCGATTGTCAGAAATCCGTCCGTAACACGATGAAGTTGTATGAGCGACACATGGATGAGGATTACTATAATGAATATTCTACTTATCTGTGGGATTTGATTAAGGATAAGGTTGAGAAGTTGCGTAAGATGATTGAAGATAAGCTTCGCAATCTTAAATGCAAGTATAACCCTTATCTCTGTTCTTATGCTATCACCATTCAGAATCTCGTACAGCAGATTAATGATACTCATAAACACGTTATGGAGATTACAGAAAGGGAGTATGGAGTTGATATTGCTCCAAGCTACGAGAATCATCGTGCTAAGATGGCATTCACGCAAGCGGATAATTGTCTGTACGACATCATGCACGATGAAGCAGAGAAATTCCGTGATAATATCGAAAAAGATAAGAAGATTCTTGCTGTATGGTCTGATATAACAAGGACTATCTATAATCCTATCAACGCAAAGAAGGCTCGTATTTCGGCTTTTTATAGTATGCCCGAAGAAACGCAAGCTCTTTATAATTTGCGAGAGGAGGATGGCTTCTGCGAGCTCAAGGATGGTGCGAAAAGATTCAAGAAAGGAGCGTAGGGTATGGATAAAAAAGATATGCGTAGGCTGATTTCGTATGGAGATGTTTACTCTAAATATACAAAGAAGAAACTATCTGCGATAACTGTTGAAGAATGCCTCAATTCTATGGAATTTGAAATATGGAATCATACAGCAGTCGCCGTTCCTGTGTTTGATTGTCAAAAACTGATTATCATTTCATCTTAATATATGTTGTATCTCTTGGGGGCGGCGGTCTCGGCTGCTGCTCCCTTCTAAAAGTTTACACAGCATATATTGGTTCTATTGTAAGTAATAGGAGAATTGATTATCTTTGCACAAAATAACAATTTAAAATATAAAGAATATGAGCAAGTCAAGCGGTGGTACTCGCACCATAAGCAGTAATAATGCTGCGCAGAACAGAACACAGAGTTCTCTTAGCGGAAAAGTCAGTACAATGGACGAAGCCAATAAGGTTATGGACACATACAAGAACCTCTATGATATGCCAGCGAAGGAACAGAAAGCATTTACTGATTCTTTCGCCCAGGCAGTTATGGACACATTTAATGAGAAGAAAAAAGGCTACGATGATTTGATGTTACAGAGAACCGACAAGGCATTCAAAGAAAACAACAAAGCTGATTATGATTGGGCTGTTCATCAGCATACTATACAGGTAGATAATCTGGTAGAGGAACGACAGCTAATCACAGATAAGTATAATAAGTTTATCAAGGTAAAGAAATAAATTGCTGATTCTTAGCAAGAAAGCTATTAAACTTTATTAATTCAGATTTATATCAAGGGTGATGGTTCTACGGGCACAAAAGTAAATCTTGTATGGAATCAACGTGGTAAGCGTTTTATTCTTGCTCTTTACAATAATGATTTTAATGTAAAGACAGCTATCGCCGAGATAAACGGTGAGAAAGCAGTTCAAAGCGCAAATAATCAGTTTAATAATTAATTTATAAGGAGAAAGTAATCATGGAGAATAAAGATAATTCAGTTCAGTATTCTGTTAGTGATAAGACCGTGCGGTGCATCACCCTCTTGAAGGAGATTATCGCCATTCAGGAGAAGACTCTTACATTCTTCGCAAACGAGGGTATCGAGGATTCAAAGGAAGCGGAGACCTTCGCTAAGAGTATGGGCAACGCCGTAATGGCATTCAGTGGTATCTTGGGCGGCAATATCTATCTGAATGTAATTGAAGGTCGTGAGGCGATTTAACGATTACTTAGGCGTGCCAAAGTAATATACAAGAAAAGAGTGGGGCGGTTATACCTCACTCTTTATCTTTTCTATATATGGCTTGAATATCTTTGATAGTTTCTTGTAAGCTTCAAGCAACCAGGCAAAGATAGGCTTCCAATCATCTTGCTCATAACCGCCTCTTTCATAGTTTGTCGCAAAGATAACGCTTGTTTTATTATCCTCTGCTATATTCCACTGAAGGAGCGGCTTGCCGAATGCCTCATTGATAGAATCCTTATCCTTTTCTATCATTCTGTAATGCTTCTTATTCTCAGCCTTATCAGAACCATCAAGCAATAAACGGACAGATACAGAACCTTTGCGGATGAAAAGGTCATAATGTACCTTTGTCGTTCCTGTTGATATATTCATCCAGTGATAGCTCTGTGGCATCTTTTGGAAATTCGCCCCATTCTTGCTTGCATATTCATTGAATGCCGTCCAGAAATCAATCAGCCTTTGCTCTGTATTTGACTTCGGCGAAGCTTCATTCTTTTCATAAGGTGGTTGGCATACAATATCAAATAGAAGTGCAGGTTTTGAATCGCCAATACTTACAGCCGTTACCTCCACAAGAAAGAAGTTACATTGTATGGTTGAGTCATTTAGCATTTGAATGGCACTGATATGCTCCGCTCTCGCTTTCTCAACTATCCATACAGCATAGTCGGCATGATGATGAGCGGCATACGTTATCACCTTTCCAAGATGGTCTGAATCACTATCGCCGAACTGGTTTTCTATGATTATGCTTTTCTCGCCATCATCACCTGCCTTGGCTATAATATCAACTTTCATTGTCTCCAGCTTATGCTCTTTCTCTGCCTCTGATATATTGATACCAAGCTTTTCAGCCAGCACACCAATATTTTTTGTAAGCCAAGGGGTGAAGCCAGAAGCCTCTCCATCAAAAATTTCTTTTAATGGGTGTACGTTAATGCGGTCTATCTCTTTCATCTCTATTTATCCATACAAGGGATTTTCATTTCCCATAAAGCTACTCGCTCAAATTGTTTTGCGAGAACCCTTATATATCCACGACCTTCTTTTAGGTATTTTACTACCTCTCCTTTCTTAAACATTCCAGGTGCTGCCGTTTTAGGATTTCCACTCTCCAAGAACATAGTTATCTTCTGTTTCTTTTTGAGCTGCCCATTCTCATCATAATATCCAAATGTAGCCACAAAGGAGTTATTCTTATCGTAATCAAAGATACCTTCATTGCAAATGATTCTAAAATCACTCTTATAATGAGACCAAAAGATGAATGAATTCTTTTCTTCGTCCTCATACATAAACGATACATACTCTTTCGTTCCTTTTAGTTCATCTGCCTTATGTAAGGTACTCGACCACTCTTGTGCGAATGTTTGCATCGTAAAGAATAGCATAGCTCCGATAAATAAAAGCTTCTTCATATTCTGTATCTCCTATATTAATATTTATAAATTGCACGATACCTATTTAAAACACGCTCAGCGGCGTTATCTTTTCCTTGCTTGGTATATACTAAGGCAAGGCGAAGATACCCCGTTCTACGCAAGCGACCGAGGTACATCAGCCGCTCGTAGCAATATGTGGCTCTGCTTGGTATTCCATCATGGAGGTAGCGTTGAGCCATTGTCGCCAACTCCTTTGGTGATGCGTCATAAATCTGTGTCATAACTCGTCTGATTTGGTTGTGTGTACAAAGGTAGCGAAAAATTGATTACTATATATTTATATTGCATTTTTTATATTAAAATAACCTTAATTTACATATCGATATATTAAAAGCTATTAAAATATTAATAAAAATACAGAGAAAATTTGGTAATCTCAAAAGAAATTATTAATTTTGCGGTATAGATAATTAATAAATAGGTTTAATAATTAAATTATAGGAGATACGACAATGATGACAAAAGAAGAAGAAATTAAGCATCTTATGGCTTTAATGGGCGATAAAAGAGGTGATACATACTTTAATCAGTTCTTTAGCTCAGACGATATCGAGCAGATGATACAGAATATTCACGATGATTTCGCTATCGAAATGGGTTGCTCATTTACCAAGAAGGTAGAAGAGCTTGAAAAGAAGTTGCATGAGGAGCAGAAAGCTCACGACCAAGATATGCTTGACTTCGTTGAGGATTTGCTAGTAACGGAAGCTCGTGGTGGTAATTCACTCAATGTTGCGATGGCGAAAATCGGTATGGATAACACCATAAAGATTAAGCGTAAGAATAAGATTCCACTCAGCGAGGAGGAGCTTGATTACTTGGTTTCAAAACTTGATTAAATTATAGGAGATACAACAATGGAAGTTACAATGATTAACGGAAAGGTAGTAGAGGCTAACGTTTTTGATTACGTTGCTCAGATTTACGAAGGTGGCAAATGGCAGACTGTTGCCGTTAGCTCTGATTATAATGAAGCAGAGAAAAAGCGTATAGAATATGCTATAAAGGGCTGCTATACAAGAACAGAACAGCTTTACTAGTTAATAATATATAGGAGATACGACAATGAAACGATTTGAAGATTACGAAAAAGCTTATAATAAATGCTATGAGCTCTTGCAAAAACTCATGGTATTGGTAAAAGAGACAGATGGCTACATCACTCTAGAGATAAAGTTTACTTATCCTGATAAGTACCCAAAACTTTCTGTTACATACTATTATAATTACCTATACTCATTTCTTCCACAAGAAGATGGTACATTTGTTATTTCTACAGACAACAAAGTCTATACAATGGATGAAATTGAAGTGAAGATAAGAAAGAATTGTTTATTAGACTAAAACATAAGAGTGATGAATACAATAAAGACGTTTATTCCTTCAGAGTCAGTTGACGCATTCAAGAAGTTTGCGGAAAAGACACGTAAGAATGTAAAGGACTTCGCTTACTCCTTAGGTAAACCTTATGAGAAGTTGTTTTATCATCCAGTAATCAATGAAGAAGGAATTGGAGGGCAGAGAATCGAGGTTTTCCATGAGATATGTGACCTTACGATAGACATACCAGAGCAGAGCGGTTGGAGACTCCTTGCTACATATAAGGACGATGCTTTTACTCCTGCCGACCCAACCAAGGAGCTTATTTTTAAGAACCCTGCGCACGGAGCAGACTATGGTAAATGTGACTTTTGCGGTCATTGGTGCAAGAATGCCTATGTCGTTGAAAATGTGAAGACGGGCGAGGAATTACAAGTAGGTTGCGAATGTATCAAGAAGTTTGGTATTAATGATATGTACTACATATCCGACTTTACCAAAAAGCTCTATGAACTCTATGATTACAGAATCAGTTATGCTACTGATGATGAGTTTGGTGATATTGAGAAATGGGGCGGCAGAAAGGATTCAAGCTATAAGAATGCTATCCTTAAATCCGACCTTATTATGGCAGCGAAAGCTCAGTATGATATTTGTCCCGTATATAAGAAGGGAACAAAAGTTGAACACGTCCGTTATCGCTCAGCTACTTTGGATGGCATCGACACTATTTTGAATAGCAAAAAGTTCAAGGTTGATGAAGCTTACGTGAAGGCAGTTTGCGAGTTCGGTGCAAAGATTCAGCCTAAGACCGAATTTGAAGAGGATATGCTTGCGGTAGCAAAGAACTTCTATTGCTTCCAAGAGCAAGATGTATATGCTTTCTTCCTTGTGAAAGCCTATGAGGATAGCTTGAAGCCAGAGCTTAGTATTCAGAAGGGCAATCAGGTAAAGGTATGCGGCAAAATCATTCAGAAGCGTTTCGAGGAATCCTACTACGGCGTAATGGAAATCAATACCATTCTCACCGATAAGGGTATTGAATGCGAACGATACGGCAAAGTTCCTACAATCGAGGAAAATGGTATCAAACGCACCACATTCTATGCTCTCGTTAAGGGGGTATTCAATGGCAAGATTAGCTTGGATAGAGCAACCAAGAATCCAAAGAAAGGTATTGAAGTCGTTGAAATCTAAAGGATATGAGTAAGCAAGAATTTCTAAGCAAGTGTTATAGCTGTAAGAAGTATAACACTTGCTACAACTCGAAGTTTGGTAGATTAGATTGTAATGCCTATCTATCATATTTGAATACGAACAATTTTTAAAAGGAGATTATGTATAAAGAAGGCGATGTTTTAGTATTGCATAATGATTGGCGTGGTGAGTATTGCGTATTCATTCTACACAGAATATACAATGATGATTGGATAGAAGCTCATGCTAAGTATTCTTTCATATTCGAGAAATTAGGAATAGGGGCAGGCAATACCTCTACGAATGTAAAGTACTCTACAGGGTATCTAAGGAAAGCAAATGATACAGAAAGATACTACTTATTAGGGATGATGAAGGATAAGGGATATTCTTATGATTTTAAGAAGAATAAACTGCTACATTCATTCAATTATGAAAAAGGAAGAAATTAAGATAAATGAGCATTGTAAGCACTATTTCTTAGGCTTCTGCCACTTCTATTTAGGTGGCTGCTGCTCTGGTATTAAATGCGGATATAAATAATTAAGATTATGACAAAGTTTATTGAGGTAAAATATAAAGGGTATTGTACCCTTGTTAATATAGATAATATCGCTTACGTTGAACCTTCACGAAATGGCGGTATAGAAACATCTATAAAGCTTAATTGCAAGACCACACCAACGGGCGGTCAAGTGATTCTCTGCGAGGATGATTACCACACATTCTTGGCTAGATTAGAAAGCCTTGTTGTCGTTAATAAAGCCGAGTAAGATATGAGAGCATTTGATGTACTTTTAGCCTTACATCGCTTGGATATGCGACAGGGCAAGGATTATCTTGAAGCTCCTGAAAAGAATGATTTGGAGCTGAATGTAATAGAAGGTAAGCTGAAACGGAATCATTGGTATTGGTGTGACTTCCATAAGCAGCCAATGCTCGGTGAGCCTTCGGTTATCCTCACTCTTGGCGGTGGGGATATTCAATATCTTTATGAAGTAGAAAAGTAAATAAATATAGATTATGTATCAGATAAATCTTGTAACATATAGCACAGAGGTGAACATTAAGAACGCTCGCCGCAAGGTAGCGAACCGAGAGAAAAGAATACTCGGAGGAAGGTTTGAAAGCGTAAAATTGGCAAGAAAAGCCTTGAAGGAGTTCTTTGAGAAGGATGGCTATCAGATAGGCAATCAGGTCGAGGAAAAGGGCAGTGAAACCTATGTTAAAACGTTATTTTTCGGCAACGTTATGATTGAAACGGAGTATAAGATAATCAAGTGTAATTAATCTATGGCTCGTTTCGCTCTCAGAAATCAGGAGAAGATAAAGCAAGCATTCGGGGAAGAAAGGTTGAATGAGCTTCTGAAAGCATTGAAGCTGTATTCAGCTAAGTACCCAAAATTATCGTTGAACACAATCATCGAAGAGGGTAATCCTTATCCTTTTTTCGTTATTGATAAGGTTGCGGTATTATACGTAACTCGCCTGATGTATGACGTTTATCACGTTGCTTTAAAGGAGTTCTTATAAATAAAAAGCACCGCCCTCGGAGATACGAATGAGGACGATGCTAAGTGTAAATAATTGTTTTGTTTAACGTTGTGAGCACATAGGAGATACGCACTCGATACAACAATTAATGCAAAAGTAATAAAAAATATTTGGTTATCTGAATATTTCTTCGTAAATTTGCGAATAATTAACATTAAAATAGGAGATACAGTTATGATAGGAGCAATTATAGGTGATATTATAGGCTCTAAATATGAGTTTAATAACACATTTGATTATAATTTTGAACTATTTGACGAAGGTTGTAATTTTACAGATGACACCATCTGTACAATAGCCGTAGCCGATGCTATTCTTCGAAAAGGCGGTAATGAAAAGCCGAATGTCGGAGATTATCGTATATCGCTTCAAGACTGGTGTCAGAAGTATCTAAACCCAATGGGTGGGTATGGCGCAAGCTTCTCAAAATGGGTTCGTAGCTCGAATCCACAGCCTTATGATAGTTTTGGAAATGGAGCAGCTATGAGAGTTAGTCCTGTGGGTTGGGCATTCAATAAGGGCAATGATGCCATTCGTCAAGCAATGATGAGTGCAAAGGTATCACATAGTCACATTGAAGGACTAATTGGTGCTGCTGCGGTAGCAGATTGTATCTGTGATTTGAAAAAATATAAAAGCAAAAGTTTTATTGATACAGCAGCGATAATATATTACGGCTCTGATTGGAATAAGAATCTTGTACCAAGAGGTAGATGGGCAGAAACTTGCCAAGAGTGCGTCCCTCTTGCCTTTAGAATAGTCCTTGATAGTGATAGCTTCGAGGATGCAATCAGAAATGCTGTATCATACGGCGGTGATAGCGATACGATGGGAGCAATCGTTGGTTCAATCGCTCAGCCACTCTTTGGTATTCCACAAGAAATGAAGGAGAAAGCATTGAACTATCTCCCTTTGGATATGAAGAATGTAGTAACTAAATTTATTGATAGATATGGCGAATAAGGAAGATTTAATCAAGTTCTGCCGATACTTCAAAGGTGAAGCAGAAAACCCTTGGAAAGATTGCATTGAAGCACTTCTTTGGGAATGGGAAAAGAAATGGGTAGAATTTACTTTGAAAGTTTATAAAGGACAACAGAAAATGTTCCTTAATGAAATGTTGAATGAGTATATTGCGGTAGGGTTAAGAACCTTCAATGATACAGATGATACCCCTGCCACATTGAAAGCCCTTTTATTCAACCGCTATCTTCATCTTAACAAACTTCCTATGAAGGAAGGCGTTGAGAGTTTCAAGGATTTTTATGATAAGACGTATTACAAGAAAAGCCCTCGTGAATAATAACGGGGGCTTTTCTTTATTTGTATGGATAACCACCGATATACGGGAATGGAAGTACATCTTGATTTATCACTTCAACATCTATATACCAGGTATTACCGCTTTTTTCTACCTTAGTAACTCTAAATGTAGTTCCACGCTGTAGGATGATTTCACTCTCGCTTCCGAAAGTAGATTGTTTTGCGATTCCATCCCAAGAGCGACCCGAACCATTTCCGAAGCTCGAATACGGCTCAGCATACATCATCTTCGTTCCTCTAGGTGCATAGATATTGGTGATAACATTTCCACCCAAACCTTTACCTTTTGCCACGCCAGCAGAGGTAAAAGCTCCTTCCGTGCCTTCTTTGCCTACAAGAGCCATGATTTCTGCATCTGTAGCGTAAGCATAATTGGATAAGCCGAATTTTTTAAGCTCAACCATACCTCCACCTCGTTGTAGCCAAATATCTTTATCGTAGTACGATTTATTAATGATGCTTTCCATCAATGGGATTCTATCTAAACCAAGCTGTGTATCTGCTGCTGAACCATAGTAGGTGAGACCTCGCAAAGGTTCATTGATATTATGGTACGAACTCGTATATCCAAAGATAGCATTTTTTTCCTCATCGGTTGCATTGCGCCATACCTCACCACATTTTGCTCTAAGAACATCATCGGCATCTTTTGTATTTTTCGCCCAAACAGCCGCATCTTTTCTCGCTTGTGAATAAGCGTCGGCATCGAATGGGATTGAACCATTTCCGCCTTTGTTTGCTGCTCTCTTGGCTTTTAATTGAACGAGAGAGTTCTTCTTATCTTGCGCCTCTTGGATAAGCTGCTTTGCCAAGTCTTTATCTTGTGCGACCATAGCATTTTTGAGGTCAAAGAGTATCTTGTGATAGACTTTACTCTGCGTACTATAGCCTTTTACGTCAGCATAAGCTTTATTGATATTTATCCAATCAATCGCCGTATTTACCTCATCAAGCTTTTTTAGATATGCCGCTTGCGATACCTTCCAAGTGGCATACTTCTGCTGAACCCCGTGCATATTGCCGCCAAGGAAATCAATAGCTTCAAATTGTAGTTTCTTCGCTTTCTGTTCAAGCGTCAAGCTTTGCCATTGAGCCAACTTCGCTTCTACGGCATCATATACTCCGTGCAATTCCTGTGACGTGAACTGCTTATGCCACTTATTGACATCAGGGATGAGAGCAGAAAGTGATAGTTCATCCTTTTTAATGGTAGAAATGGCGTTTGCGAGCGTTTTTGCTTCTTTCCTTGCTAATGTATAGTCAGCAGCCTTTAATGCGCTTAGAACGGAAGAGACATCGGTTTCTCCGTAATTGGCAGCCACCTTCATAACATTCATCGCAACCTTGCGGTCAGTCCATGCAAGTTTAATTTGATAACCTCGCTTGAATCTATCAAACAAAGAAGCTATCTCAGAAGCACTCTTTTTGTCCTTGATTGCGTAGCGGATAGCATAGTAGCGTTCAAAGAGGTCTTGGCTCTTTATATCCGTAACAGATTTACTACCGAGAAGATTATGAACCAAGCCATTGTAATAGTCACGTCTATGCTTATCCCATCGGCTCTGTATTTTATCTATCTGCTCCTTAGTTCTAAGGGCGTGGCGTTCCTTTGCCTTCGCAAGTATAAGCTCCTTAGAAGAAACCGCCTTTAACCCCAATTTCTTGCGGTCTGACGGGCTTAAAAGATGTGCCCAATACTTTGTGTTATCTTGTAAATGCCAAGCCAATTTACCCCTCATTCCTGCCTTCACGATAGCTTCGGAGTTATCCTTGATGTATTGATTGTACTTTTCGGGCATAGTAAGCACGGCAAAAGAGGATACGTAGTTGCTCATATCCTCGCCAGCCATCAAGCGTTTATAAAATTCCTTCTTCTCCTCGCCTTGTATGGTGATAGGGTCTGAGGTACAGATACATTGAGGATGCCAAGAAATCCATACGTAATCTTTCGGATATCGACCTTCAAGGTCGTTGCATATGTCATCAATATTGTGCTGTGGAGATACGTGAATATACTGACCGATAACGAATGGTTCGTTCTGCCATCGCTCATTTCTTGCCTTATGATATGCGGAATTTATCTCCGTTCTTGCTACTCTGAGAGCGTTCTTTCTCGCCGAGCGGTAAATGCCCATGCCTACCTTCTCCAATGGCTCTTCAACGAAGCGCACCTTGCCATCAATGATTCTACGTCTGCGCCAAGTTACAACATCTTTCTTCTTTCCGTTCTTCTGAACCTTGATAGTATGATAACGGCGGTACATCATATCGGGGTCGTTGAGATACTTTCGTATGCTCTTGCCTACTTCCTCTGCTGATGAGCCTTTTTTGATTCCGTCCGCAATGGTATTACTCATAGCCATTTCAAACTCACTCTTCGTTTGTTGGCAGTAGTTCCAAATAGTCTGAGCGAGATTCAATCCGTTCTTTGTTTTCAAACGATTTGAAATAAACGTGGCTGCGGCGGTATCTCGTGCGACCCTTATAGCTTTATCAGTAAGTACGGAATAACCGCCTATAACCATTTTATCGTGGTTATACGCCAACGCAACGCCATCGGTGATGCCGCTCTTATAACAAAGAAGGCTATTCTGATAGTAATCATTAAAGATGTCGTTCAAACGAGCCTTTAACTGCGGAAAGTTATCAAAGTTAAAAAGCGCATCATCTTCGAGCACATCTTCTCCATAGCCAAGAGAGGTGAGCTTCTTGACATAATCGCTGTATAATCTGCCCAACCGCTTGTTATAAACGGCGAACAGATTATTCAGTTGTTCTTTCTGCTGTTTTGATGTGAGCTTCTTTGACATAGTTATTCTTCTTCCTCTTCTTCATTGGAAACTGACTGACTTCCACTTGCGGCACTACCAAGTCCCGAAAGGGCTGCTTGCTGCGCCAACGCTTCTTTCTGTTCACTCTTCATTTCTTCCTCAACCTTATCAGGGTCATCATTAAGAGGGTTCAATTCGATTGCACGGCGATTAGAGGTAGATTTCGCACCACCATTAGATGAAGTGATAAGTTGCAACATTTCAACATCATTCTTTGGCAGATATGGCTTAAAGACTGGCTCAAAGTCAATCTGTTCAGCAACACTCTGGTCGATACCCTTTACGTAAACTCCCGTATTACAGATGCCGTTAGCTACGATATTCGAGCGGCGAGTGAACATTTCACCGAACATTTCTGTCTTCAAATCTGCTTTCATATAAGGAGCAGTAAACATCAAACGGATAGCCGCACCCGAGGTGTTGCTGCCCAAAGTCTTCATATTCTCAAAGCTAATATCGGCTGTTGAGGTAAATGAATAGATGATATTGAAGAGATAAGCAATTTCACCCTTCACACTCTCAGGTGATTTATCCCAAGAAAGGACGTTCATACTTGCATCATTGCCACCTTGGAATACAGCACCTTGCTCACCCTTTTCTGCGAAGCCCTCCAAACGACCTTTGATAAAGTACTTAGGCGTGCCGAAATAGTCATTCGTATCACCCCAATTTGAGATACAAGTCTCCACTCTATCAATAGCCCATTGAACATCTTCCCATTCGGCTTGGTCTTGTCTATAGTAAACGACAGGCACTTTGGTGAAGCCATGAGGTAGGGCAGAGATAAGCTTCCATCCTGCGCCATCAATATTAGTGTACTGATAGCACAATCTATCTGTATATACATCAAAATGTAGCTCAGATTTTCCAAGCTCATCATATACATAGTACTCACGGGCAAAGCCATCCATGATATGGAAATCGTTGAAATGAGGGTAGAGCTTATCGCCGTTTGAAGGCGAAAGCAACTGAACTCGGATTTCACCTCGGAGCTTACCTTCTGTATCTGTTGGCATATACCATAACTCGGCGCACTCACATTCCTTGAAGAGGGTACGGGCAAGTCGCTTATCGAAGTACTTCATCTTATTATCGTGATAGCAGTGCATGATGCCGTCATATAGCTTCTGCTGCTTATCGTTCATCTTCTTTATATCAACACCATGTGCCGTAGCTTTATAGGTAACGGCATTCATAAGCAAGAAACCCACAGTAAGATTTACGATTGATTTCTGAGCAGGGATAGCGATTCTTACTGGCTCAACTTTCTTATCCTTATAAATCGGTTTCTGTGTGATAGGGTCATACTGACCCGTAGGTACTTTGATTCGCTTCTTAGGACGGAAATCCTCATCAAAGATTTTATGCTTTGACGGATTCCATTGTTCTTCAAGCGCACTCAGTGGTGTCTTAAAGCCTTTTTTCCTTGCGGTCAATACCGAGCGGACTGTGTTCGCATCTTGTATTGATACTATCTGTTCTATTGCTCTCATATAATAAACGTTTATTTTGAGGCAAAGTTAATAAATTAATAGATGCTATTAAAAAAAATGAGGTTCTGTATATAAACAAGTCTGAGATTACTTAAATATATTTAAATTCTAAAAGATATTTTGAAAAAGCTTTTGTGATTTCAAAATAAATTAGTATTTTTGCGGTGTAAATAATTAATAATAGGAGATACTATAATGAAAATCAAAATTACACGCAAAGATGGTTTATCAATCATCGGTAGAAAGAAAAGTTTGACGTTCACTATTTCAAGTGACCTTGAATAGTTGAGCAAGGCAAGCGAGAAAGCGTTTTGCATCAATGAAGTAGATAACAATGAATGGTCTCTTTCGTACATCAGTGATGAGATGGAGAACAATAACGAAATCATAGAGTTTGTTTTCTCTATTAAGGATTGGAATAAGACCTTAAATGAGGTTAAGGCTATTTATTGGAAGAATGATGTGATAGAAGATGAATTTGAGTTTATTGCAATAACAGATTAATTATTCAGCCCTCGCCATCACGGATAAGGTATTAGATATGAAATTACAAGACTCTACAGGAAAAATAATAGATAGAAGAAAGGTGTATTACGTAACTATCTATAATAGCAGACACATGATTGTTGCATTCTTAGGTAGTGGTTTGCATTATGTTTCGGAAAGAACTGATGCAGCTTTGTTTGATACAAAAGAGGAAGCGCAGGAATTGATGAATAAAGCGGAATTAAACGGAATCTGTAACACGATACCAGATTTCGCAAAAATGACGGTTTCATCTGATACGCAAGTCTTACTCCAACATTGGCATTTCTAGCCATACAATACCCATAACAAAAATTCAGCCCTCGCTATCACGGTCAAAGCATAAAATGAGAAAGAAAGGAAGCGGAGGCGCAAGGATAGGCGCAGGACGTAAGAAGCTCAATAAAACAATGCTTCATACATCTATTGATAAAGACTATCTTTTCTTATTGAAACATAAAGCAGAAGCCGAGCATCTTACCATCGGTGATTGGTTAGTAAAGAATGTAAAACTATCATAGGAATTGGGCAGGGAAGAGGATTTCTTCTCTGCCTTATTTTGTTTTACTTCTTCCAATGTGCCAATGATTGCACTCACTACAACGGTATGCGGAGTAGCCGAGCAGCCGCTTTTTCTTTATGTATCTTGCGGCTGCCTTCTCATTATCAAAGGATAATTTGGATACTCCTCTGCTATTATAGTGGGAGCGTTTGCGATGATGCTCCCTTGGTTGTTTATCATATATTCGTTTCATAAGCATTTCGATTTTAACCCATCAGACCGAGGATGTCGGTGGCTTGCATTCCGCTGCCATAATCGCCCAATAACTTCTCCATGATAACATATCGGCATGCATCTATAGCGTGATTATACATATCTATAGGCTCATTAAGCCACTTTCCTTCCTTATCTTGGCGGTAGGTATAATTATTAAATTCCCTTCTTACATTTGTAGAGCGTTTTGTTATATGAATTGTGTATTCTTGCATCTTCATAATACCAGCTTGAATAGAACCTGCGAACTTCTTTACAGGTTTTATATCAATACCAGCATTATAGATTTCATCAATCAGACGAGGGTCGGCACTCTCTGATATTACCTCAATATTTTTTTTATCCTCTTTCAATACCCTAATAATATCAGAAGCAAGCATTTCTGTCTGATAGCATATTTCATCTATATAGATAATCTTTCCGTAGATATACACATCAACAATCGCCGTAGGGTCATTGGAGTAACCGAAGTCAATACCTCTGTATCGGTGTCTGTGCGCTTGTATAGGGATATAATCATCAATAACTACATTCTTAAAAATCAAGCCCTCAACCATAGAGCGCAATCCCAAACCATAGATACGCCAAAGGCTCGGATTCTTCCATTTAAGGCTCTCAATCTCAGCAATAACCTTTGGTTCGAGAAAAGGATTATCCTTATACGTGGATATAAACCAATAAGTGCTTTTCTCCTCATTTACTTGATTTATCCAATGGTCTTCTGAGAAGGAAGGGTTATAATCAAGGATAGAGAACTCCGTGGTACGCATCTGTAGCTGCTGCCATTCGATGAAAGAAAGCTCATTCGCCTCATTTACGAAAAGTATCTTACGCTTAGAACCACGCACCTTCTGCTCGTTATCGGTGGAGAAGAACTCAATCCAAGAGCCGTTAGGGAAAGTATAAACGAACTCCGATTTATTCATGCACTTGTCATCCCACCAACCAAAGTTGAGCATTATATCCTTAAAATCACGATAGACTGTTCGTTTAATGGAAGGCATACCAGCACGAATGATGGAAACGGTCGTTCCAGCATAGTTGAAGCAAAGCATACAAAGGAACTGCACAACAGAATAGGTCTTCGCAGAGCGTGAGCTTCCTTGAAGAGAGCAAGTTGTGAACCCTGCTTCTTTCGCTGCCTTTACCCTCATGTAGTTCTTTGCTAAATATACGTGCGGCATATCTCTGTTATCCTTTATTTGCTCTTATTTCTTTATTTCATCAACTGTGACTAAGGTATCGTTGTGCGAACCGCCATGTGCTACGATAAGAATCTCTTTACATACCGCTCCGTTACATTTTCCTATTCCTTGTGTATTCCAACCACAAGAAATACAGATACCTTCATTCTTTAATATTCTTGCAATCTCCTTCTTACATAAAGACCAATATTTGGCATTAGAGACATTTATCTCCAATTTCTCTTTACCAAAATCCTTATATAGCAAAGATGCTTGTGTTACACTATAAGGTGGGTCGTATAATACCATATCAGCAGAGTTGGATTTCTGCCCTTGAAGGAACTTTAATGCGTCAAGGTGATACTGAGTATCACAGTTCGGATTTAAGTCATTGCGAATTGTTCCGAGCTTGCAATCCTTTGCGAATGGGTCAATAATAACACCACCTTTATTATATTTATCAAAAAGTTCTTTGATTGGCTTTATACCGAAAGTATCACCACTTGGCATAGCCCATTTCTTCTGTATTTCCATATATTTATTCTCCTATATTTTTATCTGGTTCAGCATCCTTCTTTTCCTTCTCTTTCTGAATCTCAGCGAGAATCTTCTGATACTCTTCATTATTGGTAACAACGTGTACTTGCAATGGGTCTTGCTTAATCTGCTCGCCCTTGCTTGTAAGGTCAATGCGCTGAATCTTTCCGTAGGCTCTATCAATAACCCTTTCGAGCACATCAAGTCCTTTCTTGTCAAGTATTCCCTTGGCAATAATGCGTTGCATCATCGGGCGTGACTTATCAGCCAACACCGCCTTCAATTCGTCTTCGGGCAGCGTAGCGATATACAGAAAAGACTCTGCGATAATCTGAGAGGAAGGCACTTCGTAACCCTTCTCCTTCATTTCCTCGATGAACAATGACATCGTCTTAGGCTTTGGCGGTCTGCCTTTCGGGTTGCCAACTCCACCTTTTTTAAACTTACCTTTTTCAAGGTTTGCAAGCTGTTTTTTACGCTTGCTTTCATCTCTTGATAATGGCATATTAATAACTTTTATTCCTAATTTATTCCCAACAATAGCTTTTATTTAAGAAAAGCACCTTTATTTTCTTCTTCCTCTGCCGCCATATCTCGGCACATTTTCAGTACATTAAAGTACTCTCCAAGATTGTTGTTATAGAGCAGCTTTGCTATCTGTTGAACAAAAACAGCCTTACGGCTATCTTGCTGTAGCTTCACCACTTCGCAAGCTGGCATCATCAAAAACTGCTCCATGATTTCAACCTTTTCCTTAGAGGAAAGAAGTTTCTTGGTAGGAAGCAGAAAACCCACTTCCTCCAAGATTTGCGTTTTAACTGACTTAACCTTCATACTTATCACCATTTACGAGGTTCATAAACTCAGCTCTCACTTGTGGGTCGTCTTTGAATGCACCTTCAAGGTAAGAAGAGGTCATAATGCCCTTCTTCTTTGCGCCTCTGAACTCTTTGCAAGAATGATGACCCTTCATCACGAGAGCAATACCAAGTGGTGGGTATTCGCTACCGAGAGCATCTTTCAGCATATTTACGATGTCGTGTACTAACCGCTCCTGTATCTGTAAACGAGCGGAGCAGTAATCAACTACACGACCAATCTTAGAGATACCGAGAATCTTGCCCTTTGGGTTCGGAATATATGCGAACCAATACTTGCCCCAAAACCAAACACAATGATGTTCGCAGTTGGAATGGAAATCACCTTGGTCGATAACCATGTTATCATATACGATGCCATCATCATTATTATCAAAGGTGGTAATCTTTGGCTTTTGTGCTGGGTCATAGCCTCTGAATATCTCTTTCCACATTCTGATAATGCGGTCAGGTGTGCCCTCTAAGCCCTTGCGGTTAGGGTCTTCGCCGATGTACTCCAAGAGTTCTTTGATATGATTCTCTGCTGTTTCTTTTGTAATCTTAGCCATATTATTTATCTTTCCAATATTCTTTATAATCTTGTTTCTCCTCCTCATTTGGCTGACATACCTCATAAGAAGCACCGCATCGCATACAATGATAGAAGTCCACCACGGAATCATCATCCTCACTGCGGTCACCTGATGAATCCCAACAAATCACCCCACCACAATAAAAGCAGATAGGGCGATACTTTGTTGGGCTTTCTTTTTTCTTCTTATTCATAGGCGAAATGATTTATTTCACATTGAGAATCTTTTGCTGCTGTAAGGAAAGTCGCCACTTAGGGTTAGCCTCTACGAAAGCAACTGTCTGTTTCAGAATCTCGGCATTCTTCTTTGCATCACCCGTATCACAAGGCTGAACGTAGTAGTAATCTGCATCAATGTTGCAATCGGTAATCTCATGCTCACCATCAAAGACAACCTTTACCTCAGTAGCAATCTTTATGATAGGTTCTGCGCCCTTAACGAATAAGCACTTAGGAGAGCACGTAACCCAGTTGATACCACCTGGAATCTTATGCGTTCCGTTGGTCTCCATAGCAATATAGTAGCCCCAATTTTGGAGAAGAGTAGTAAGCTCCTCATCCACCTGCAATGTAGGCTCACCGCCCGTAAAGACAACAAATTTACAATCGGGTGAGAGCAACTGAATCTTATTCAGAATATCAATAGCCCCCATTTCCTCATACTTCTTAAAATCAGTATCACAGAAAGGACACTTTAAATTACAACCCGAGAAGCGGACGAAGATAGCCGCTCTGCCTGCGTGTCTTCCCTCACCTTGAATAGAGTAGAAGATTTCGTTTACCTTGTACTTAGCCATTAGAGAGCCTCCTTTCCGTCAATCTTATAATCATCACAATAAACGGCGATATTGCCTTCACTCTCCTGTACCTGTGTCTTGTAGCACTCTGGGAACTGCTCAGTAACCCACTCAGCAATATTCTCAGCGGTAGGATTGAAAGGCAAAAGCTTATTAAGATTTCCGTGGTCGAGATAACCATGAATCTTCTGTTTAAGATGCTTAAAATCCATCACCATACCATCCTTGTTCAGCTCTTCAGCCTTGCAATAGACAGTAATAATCCAATTATGCCCATGAAGGTTGGCGCACTTGCTTTCATAAGAGAGATTCAGCTTATGACAAGCGGCAATCTCCATTCTTTTTGAAACGTAATACATAATTTCTCTTTCTTTTATTTTGTTATTTCAATTTTTATTCTTAATTTTGCGACCGAGAAGAATAAATCGGGTGGGTCAGTACACTGGCTGCTCGATTTCACGCTTATTCTTCAAAGGCAAAGAGGTGTACCTGCTTTGCTATTCTTTATCTTATAGCTTATGGCGATGAACATTGCCTGATAAGCCAACAACAATAACTTCTTTTAAGTTACCTCTTTCATTTCCTTTTGCATGAGTGAGGTACATAGAAATCTGTTCTTTGACATATTCTTTTGTCATAGCCTTAGTGTTCTGTATAAGGATAGCAACCTCCGCTCCTTGTGTAGCAGCACTCTTCAAGCTATTTTCTATTTTATAAGAACTCGCCGAGTTGATGGTTTTCATATCCATTACGGCGTGCTCTTTGAAGCCATCAGACTTTTTTGCTCCCGTTATATACGACATTTCGCTCATTAAATATATACGATAGCCCTTCTTTGCAAGAACTTCTGCGGCATACATTTCCTTATTGGTGTTCGGGTCAGCAATTTCATTATGATGTTTATGTACCACATAGTAACCGCCGCTTTTATCGAAGTAGCTATCTTTATAGTTGCCCGTAGAGACGATGGTTTGAAATTCTGATTCTCTCTTAGCCATCGTCTTAGGGTTACCCGAATAGTTTCGTGTACCTCCGCTTGCCTTACTCATCCTCGTATTCGGTTGGGTCAGAGATACCTGCATCACGGAGAGCTTCCTTGCGTTCCGTACAAGTTCCACACTTACCGCAATGCTTCTCACCGCCCTTGTAGCAGCTCCAAGTTTCAGCGTAGTTGATACCAAGCTTCTTGCCGTGGCGAGCAACATCTGTCTTCGTAATATTGGTATAAGGAGCATCAATGGTAATACCCTCGTAAGTACCATTCTTCATTGCCTCTGACATGGCATCAATAAAGCCCCTGCGGCAGTCTGGATAGATAGCGTGGTCGCCGAAATGGTTTGCAATAAGCACCTTCTTCAATCCGTTACTCTCTGCAATACCGCAAGCGATAGAGAGCATGATGCCGTTACGGAAAGGAACTACGGTTGATTTCATATTCTCATCATCGTAATTACCTTCGGGGATAGCTTCTGCACCTTCGAGGAGAGACGACTTAAAGTAGTCGTGGATAAAGTCAAGTGAAATAACAATATGCTTGATACCAAGTCGCTCACAATGCAACTTAGCAAAAGGAATCTCCTTCTGATTATGATTAGAGCCATAATCAAAAGAAATAGCAAGAGCAATGCTCTCTTTCTTCTCATGCAGGAGAGTTACTGAGTCCATACCTCCTGATACAATAATCAATGAATCTTTCATAACTAATTAAAATTTAAATATTTATCTTTTATAATCTTGCACGGGCGTACTTCATAAAGCGTACCCACTCGCCGAAATTATGTACAGCAACCAACTTTGAGCGAAGTTTCTTGCCCTCAGGTGCTTTGGTTTTATCCATAGTTCCGTTCTTGGCATTGAACTTATATATAGAACCGCTCATATTACCATAAAGCCAAGCTGTAGAATCCACGGAATCAAAGTGATACGTATGCAACCCTCTGATATTTGTATATCCAAGGGCATGTATCTTGCAGCCATATTTATGTGCTGTCTTTACGAACCAAGGAAATAACTTCTCATATTTATTGATAGGTATTTCTTTGGTTACGATACCACCGATAGCGACATAAGGGTAATTCTTGCACATTTCAACAAAATACTCTTTTCCTCGTGACTTATGCCAAACGGGGATAGGCTTACGTCCACTTAATCTTTCAAGCTTTTCACGAAGTCTTTCAACCTCTCTGATACCAACAACTGAATCAATATCAAGCTCAAAGAAGTTCTTTACGTTCCATTTCTTAATGAATGCAGCATATCCTTCTACGTATTTATCGAAATCAACTACACCTGCTCCCGACATAAATGTGAAAGCACCACTATCTAATAGGAAATTCTGAAAATTGCCTATCAATCGAGGAAACTCTTTATTATTCTGTAGATAATAGTAAGTTTCCAATATATTTAATCCTTCCCAATCGGTATCCTTGCCGTTCTTTAATGGGGGTTCGCCTGCTAAAAAAACTCCCATAGCCTTTTCATAAACATAGGGTCTGCTTAAAATCCCTGCTATATATAATTCCATACTAACACTTTTCCAAAACTTACTAAGATTTCCAGTAAGCCCTCCCGCAAGATAGACTTCCATATCTCTATTATTTTATTTCCACACCTTCGTATTCGGAAACGGCAGACTTGAGAATCTCCTTAATCTCATCTACCTTATCTTCCAACTCTTGCGGAATATGGACGGAGAGCTTAATATCTTTGGCTTTACTTTCGGTATTTTGAGCATCTTCGAATAGCTCATCAATATCGGTATCATCCTCCTCGGTATTGAGAAAAGAGCAATCAACGCCCCAATTTTGCAAATCATCGGTTTCCCATTCACCATTGGCAAGCTCATCCCAATCCCAATTACCTGCTTGTACGTTATCCTTAATAGCATACTCCTTGATTTTCTCAATAGGTGTATCTGCTTTAAGAATAACGCAAGGAATGGTATCGAACTCGGAATGACCATCAAGGCGAAGCTCGTTGGCGACACGAAGACGCATATTACCGCAGATAGTGACGTAGTTACCATTATCCATAGCATAAACCATCAATGGCTTATACTCCAGGAACTCGGGGCTATCGGTAAGTGACTTTTTGAGTTTATCGTGCTCGCTTTCTTTAAGGTAGCGAGGGTTCTTACTGATTCCTTCCAACTGTCCGTCATTGTATTCAAGCCTTGTAATATCAATATCGGCGTATTCACCAATCTTCAAAAAAAGCTTTTTATCATCAACGCTCGGACTCTGAGATATTCTCTTTTCTCTTGCCATAACTTTACCATTTAATAATTATTATTTGCAAAGTTACGGAGATTATTCGGGTTTTAATAGAAAATAATAGATTGTGTGTAAACAAATAAAAAAGGCTATCCCAAAAAGAGTAGCCTTTGAAGTTATTATTTAATCTTTCCAGCTTTTACAAGCTTATCAAACATCTGTAGAACGGACTTATCCTTACCTCCTGTCTTATATCCATTGATATAATAGGTAGTCAGTGATTTCCAACCGCTTTCCTCGTAAGTTCTTACGATATTTGCGATTTTACCATGTCTATTTATCGTACCTATCTCAATAGTATCAGTTTCGTTCTCTCTATACTTTTCCCAAAAAATAGAACCTCCTTTCTTTTTATTAAAAGTCACATCTTCCAACTCTTCAACCTTTTTAAATTCAGAAGGTTTGATGTTATAAACGGCAGAAACGGCTTTCGTCATATTTTCCAAACTCTCATTCGCTGCGTCATTCTTTAAGAACTTAACCTTATCATTCCATAATGTTTTGGAGTTGATGGAATCTATTAAAGCGTTGATTCTTCTTGTAGCTTCTTTGCTATCAATCTTGTTGACTACTAATTTGATATACTTCATTGTTGTATCTCCTATTTTATATTGTTAAACTTATTATTTACACTCCAAAAATAATAAAAATATCTCAAAGTACCAACTATTTTCGGGAATAATATTAATATTTTAATAGAAATTAATATAAAATGATGGATTCTTATGATTATATTAAGACATTTTCATACTTCTCTTAGATTCTTATACCTATTATATATTATATATAAGAAAAGCAGCTACCTATCACAGGCGGCTGCTTATTGACTATAAACTAACTATTATTTTCATTTAACCAAATCTTAACTAATACATATTGTTATGACACCTCAGAACTTATATTCCACTATTTCCGTTTTGCTGATGCAAAGGTACAAAATAAAGCGAGATACAGCAAATAAATGCCATATCTCGCATAAACAATCTTACTTTTCCTCAATCTGTTTAGAGACGTTATCTGCTCGAAAGTCCTCAATCTGCTTGGAGAAAGGGGTGAGCTTATCAAGCTGCGCCTTAACAGAGAACTCTTCGCCGATAAAGGCAACACCTTCGTGAATCTTCTGCAAGGCGGCAAGCTGCTTCTTAGTAGTGACAACGGGGTTGATGTAGATGCAACCTCTATGGGTCTGGGCGAACCGCCGACACTCAGCACCGCCGCCGTAGATAACAAATAGCGGCTCTTTGCCCTCTGCCCAATCGCTTGCGATGGAATACTCAAAGGCGAGGTTATTCAGTCTATCCGAATATCCACGGGTAGCGAAGGCACGCCATCCACGAGGTACGCCAATCATATTGAGGCGATAGAACTTCTGCGCCACGTTGAGGTCAACGAAGATACCGATACCCTTACCTTGCATACAACGGGCAATCCAACGTTTCTTGTAGATAGCCTGCAAGCCGAAAGATACGGGCATCTCATTATATAAGGAGAAGTTCGGCTCAACGATAACGGCAGGGTGATGCTGCAATATCTTCTCAGGGTGCTCGTAGATAGCTGAGAAGCGGTAATCATCGGTATAGAAGTGCAAAGAGCCTTCGCCATTGAGGTTGAAGGTTCTCTTCTGTTCGCCGAAGCAAAGGAAGGGTGACTGACATTCCTTGGCTTGCATATCAATATCGAGTGTCGGAATCTCTAAGTCATTGTCCGTTGGGAAGAGCTGGTCGGGCAGGGTAAGCTCATAATCTGTTCTTTTCATACTTTGTTACTTTTTAAAAGTTCAACGATTTGGTTATATATGGATAAGGTGTACTTATCCTTTGACTGAACGTATTGCATATACTTTCGTGCTTGGTTGATGACGTTTGCTCTGGTGCGGCAGAGTAGGCGAGCCGAGCGGTCGGGGTGGATGCAATAATCACGGCTAATGAGGCAGTATAGTCCTCTAAGGGTGTTGAGTTTGACGGTCTTCACCGCAGAGCAGAGTTCCATGAAGGTAACTTTGCCTACCTCGCATACCGCTTGCATGATGCGGTCGGAGAGTTCGTACTGCTGATACTGATTGTATATCATACGCTATTACTTATTATTTGGTTATTAATAGAAAATATGATGCAAAGTTATAAAAATCTATTAAAAAGCGAATAAAAACTATTAATTATTTTAAATTTATTAATAGAAGATTTGGTTATTTGACAGATTTTTATTAATTTTGCGGTGTGTTTAAGATAGAACACTATCACTTAGCGAGTTTATGGGGAACTTTCTAAAGTGTAAGATTTTGGATTTACGTGAGCCGCAAGGCTACTAAATACGGAGCAGCAGAGAATCCCCATTTCTTTGCTGCTCTTGACTTTTTAAAGCATCTGTAAAATGGAGATACGCAGAAAGATATTGAACGATATGTATTGCAATCCCGAGTTAAGGAAGGCAATTGCATTTTCCCTTTTCATTAAGACAAGGGTCAAGTCTTCTGCCGTGCAAAGATGGAGCATCAATAAACTTCACGAAATCACGGGAGTAAGTGCCTGTGCTGTCCGCAAGCGTATTGATACATTGAAGGCTATGGGCTTGGTTGAGTTCACGGGCAAGAATAATCGTTGTCTCGTCTTCAAGTCTCTAAAAAGTCATACCTCTCACAGGAACGTTCTCGTTCCTAATATCGAGTTTATTTCAAGGAATGATTCTAAAAAGAATGCCTATGCACAGAATGTAAAGTTCATAGAAGATACCTTATCTGCTATGCTTATCATTGATGTACAGAATCGAAAGAATTACGCTAGGCAAATGATTCAGCAGACTAAGTACCCTAAAGGCTTGAAAGAGTTAAAGGCGGCTAAGAAGGCTTGTAATCGTTTTGGCTACGGCAATAAGTTCAGAGAGAATGGTATATCATATAAGTATATAGCTAAGAAGTTAAGCGTAAGCGTACAGAAAGCCTTTGATTTGGTAAAGTTTGCGGTTAAAAACGAGATTTTATGCAAATACAGAAACATAGAAAAGCGTTTTTTATTCTCTATTGACTATATAAAGGATATGATACTCAATAACTATACTTATATCAAGGGAGGGGTAGTCTGTAGGGTGTATGCTAATACCTATGAGATAAAGGAAGGCTCGCCTTCGGCTCGCTTCGCTTCTATCGTGGTATATAATTAGATTATAAAAAACTAAGATTTTGTTTAACGTTTAAATATAGGAGATACAAAAATGTTATTTAAGAAAATTAGTCGTAGATGTTTGCTTACGTTTGATGGGGGGGCAAGGATTCAAGCCGTCCTTACCATACCGAAGCCGACAAAGCCCATCTTTCCAAAGGAAATGGAACGTCAGTTTATTAAGAGTTTTAATGAATCGCAGCCAAACATGGTTAACAAGGTTGTGAAGTGTCACGTAAAGAGAAATTAAGCGTATGGAAGATTTACCTATTGGAGCAGAAGTCGTGTTAAAGGTAGTTGAACACGAAGGTTGTGATAATTGTTTTTTCTACGAGATTGCAAGCAATATTAATGCGGATGTTTGTGAGCGAATCAAGTGTGCTCGTATCGAGCGAAAAGACGGAAAGAATGTTCAATTCAGAAGAGTAAAGTGATTATGAAGAAAATCAAAAGTAAGACAGTTCGTGACTATGTTATGAACGATATGGTGTGGAAGGTTGATTTGCCAAGTTTCTTGAAAGAAATAGCTGAATGCTCAAAAAGCATTCCTTATGCTATGACTTTTAAGATTTTGGCACAGGTACTTAATGTACTCATAGAAAGGGCTATTGAGATAAATGACCCTGCACTTAACATCATTATGCTCAACCTTGGACTTTATGAAGGAGCGCATGACAAGAACGTAGATGAGGTTATATCTCAATTACGCAAGTTGATTACCGATAATCAAAAATAGGAGGAGGACTAAGTATGATAGACGATAAGAAAATAGAAGAAGCTGCACAAGGAGCAGCAGACTTGTATGAGCAAGACTTGCCTATAATGTCTTATAATGAAGACACAGAGGTTGACGGTCAGCATCACTTCTGCCAAGAATTTGGCGCTGAGTTGTTTAAAGATGGTGCAAACTGGGCAATCAATGAGTTCTTGAAGGACTTGTGGCATCCTGCTAGCGAAGAGCCGAGAAAAGACGTTTCCATTATAGTAGAAACACATAATGACAAGAATATGTTTTACTATGCTTGGAACAGATGGCAAGATAACTTTTATCCTTCGTGGACTGACGCAGTTCTTTGTAGTAGGGTTTCTCGTTGGCTTTATATTGATGATTTATTTCCAAAGAAAGGAGGAGAGAAATGAAAGAACTTAAAGATTTGATTGCTGGTGATGCTGTACTAGTTACAGGTAGGTATCACAGACATATCGCCAAGGTTGATAAAGTGACAAAGACTCAAATTATTGCTAATAACGCTAGATTTAGAAGAGATTCTGGCTGGCAATGTGGTAGCGATCGCTGGGATATGAAAAGTATATCTGTTCCTACAGAAAAGGAAATATCAGAAATTAAAGAAGAGAATCTTCGTAAGACTCTCATCTACTCTATCAGTTCTTTTGATTTCAAACGCTTATCAACAGATGAGTTAAAACAAGTGTACAAGATTGTAAAAGGCAAAGAATGAAAGAGCTTAAAGTAGGCGAAAAAGTAACCATTACTCTTGAAGCTGTTGAACGCAAAGGTGGCTGCAAAGGATGTTTCTTTAGTACATCAGGAGAGTGTTTTAAACGTGCTGATTTTGATTTTGCATGTTTAAGATGTGAACGTTCCGACAAAAAGAGTATAATCTTCAAAGAAGTTAAGGAGTAAAGCGTATGAATGGATTATTATCAATGATTGGAGTGGTAACTAGAATAGATTATCAAATGGATGATTTTCCTTTTGGTTCTCCAAGCCCTAGACTTGGTACACCAAATGGCAACATTCCTTCTGATAAACAGAAGTGTCAGCCAAAGGCACAGCATGAGTACACCATCAAGGGTATTAAGATTATGGCAGCTTCTAAGAAGGATGCTATAAAGAAGTATAATCATCGTAAAAAGTAAAGCGTATGGATATATTAGGTTATATACCAGGAGATTTGGTGATGACAAACGGAGCACCACTAGGTACAGAACAGGATGTCGTTTACCGAGTAACATCATCAGACCCATCAAAGATTTTGAAGTTAGATGATGGAACAGTACTGAAAGGTGTTGTCTGCTTAGAGAACATCGAAGGTGCGGAATTTGGAGAGAAAGGCTATCTCTCAGGTGACTGCTGTGCTTGGGTTAAGGATATTGTTCCTATTCCTCTTACGCCCGCATTTTTGGAGAAGAATGAATGGAAGGTTTCATTAGAATGTAAATGGATTTACGTAAAAGAAGATAATGTTAAAATTTTCAGACTCTTAGACGATATTCATTACGCTGCTTATATAGGAATTGTAAGGCTATTAGAATTTCAATATATTCATCAGTTACAACATCTTCTATTTGGTTTAGGGCTTAACTCAGAAATGGAGGTGTAGGTATGTTAGCAGCATTATCAATAATATTCATAGCTATAGGCATAGCATTTATGTATGTAGGCATAAGAATTTGCAGAGATTTATGGCATGCTGATATCGGACTGCTTATTTTCGTGATAGGCTTATGCTTTACTTGTATGGCTATAAAACAATTAATGTAGTTATAAGTATGTATATATCATCAAGAAAAATAGATTGGTTCTTCCCCTTGCCAACAATAGTAAGAAATCCAAATCCAGATTGGGGAATAGCTTTCCTTTGGAGAGTTTACTGGTTTTGTAACGATTAATCGCCTTCGGGCATAAAATATAAAGATATGACAGAAGAAAGATTATCTAGAGCTAACGAATTAAGCAACTTTGTTAATGCTTATAAAGAAGTTATCGGTAGATATTGTAATGGCATGAGTGCTAATGAAAACAGACTGGGGAGTGCTCTAATAGATATAAACAAGTATGCGCCAAAAGAATCTGCCGACATAAAGAATGCTATAAAAAAGGCTTTAAATAGCATTCAGAAAGAGTTTGACGAGCTTTAGTAACTAACCATCCCTTATGGGATAAAATATAAGTAATATGGAACAAATTTCATTAGAAGACAAAGTTAGTGAAACTTTGGGTTGGCTCGCAAATCAAATTGCGTGTACTCAAGTATATAAAAAGTGGGGCGAAGAATTTAAAAAGGAAAGTCTCAACGCTGCTTGGCAAAAAGTTCAAGAACAGTTTAAGAAAGATATTGATTGGAATACTCTTACGGAAAGTCAGTGTAAGGCTTTGCATTTTGGAAGTTGGCAATCCGAAGAAGATGTTGAGGAAGAAATTTCTTGTTTACAATCTGAATTAGACAAGGGACATCTTACAAAAGAGGAATTTGATAAGAAGGTTGCCAATGAGAAAAATACTCTTGGACTTCGTTTGATTCCGCTATATCTCTATCCTTCATTGCCAATCGGTATCACCCTAACGTCTATTGGAGGAGACGAGATTGTATTTGATGGTTCAAATATTGACACAGACGTTAGATTTGGATGTATTGCTTGGGGTATTAAACCGAAAAAAGATTAACTAACCACCCTCTCCTGTAATAGGGAGAGGGATAATTAAGAAGAATATGTACGCAAAAGTAAAAAAGACAGGAGAAATTTTATATGATGCTTATATGGACGAGATTGATAATGGCTACTATCTCGTTAAAGGCATAGACAAAGAAGGTAAAAAATGCTCGTTCTATCCTCATGAGACAACGGACTTGTATAGTTCAACAAAACTTATAGTTTCTTTCAATAAAAAAGAAGAAGACACTAAACATGTGTGCTTTCTAGGTAAGGGTGGTTGCGTCTTATGTGGTGGTGGGGAAGACTCAGAGATGAGTAAACTGTGCCATACGCTATGGATGCCACCAAAAGAATATGATAAAGAGCAACATTGTATTTGTAATAGATATGATACTACTTCTTGCAATTTTACAGAAATGGATATGAGTAAAGTGTTTATACTTGCAAAGAATGGTCGTTATATACCTTTTGAGGAAGCACTGAAAATGAGAGAAAGAATTAATGTATAACAGTATCAAACAGATTCAGACTAACAAGCCAACTCGCAGTCCTCCAAGAGATAGCTGCCGACTATCAAGGCAAAACTATTGACAACATCATTCAGAAGATGGGGCAAGGCTTGACGAAGTGATTAAACAAGAAACAATATAGAATTATGGATAAGAAAGAGAAATCAATCAATAGTCATATTGATAAGGCTATAGGCTATTCAGATAAGGCTCATGACGAGTTGCAAATCGCTCTAAATATTGCTTTGGAAGGAAAAGGGCTTAGTGACGAGGAAAAGGAACTTTTAAGCGTTGGCTTTGCAACAGGATCAGAAGAAGCCGTAGAGCGTGTTGCTGATGGTAGTTGTAATGATGAATATATCAGTGCATGGGATAGCCCAATTAGAGACTGCCGAATATCTGAGGTATATCACATGACAGGTGAGCAGATACGTGAATATTTTAATTTATAACTATGGATAAGAAGAAAGTTACAGAGCTGATACAAGAAGCAAAACATTTAGCAATTTTACGCAAATATGAAAACAGACAGACATATTTGAATAATTGCATTTGTCGTTTGGAAGAAGCTTTGAAGGAACTCAACAAGCCAGACTGGGTATCTGTTGAGGATGAGCTTCCCCCTTATTATGAGGCTGTCTTGGTCTGTCATAAAGATTTCCCATGCAATGTAAGAATTGCGAACAGGGTAGCAGGAGAAAGAAATAGCTTCATTGATTCTAATGGTTTTACACATGATGAGTTCGATTTACCCGTATCTCATTGGAAACCTATTGAAAAGTTGGAGGATTAATTATGAATAAAGAAAATATAAAGAAATTAATACAGAAAGCTGAGGAAAATGTTTATGCAATTAATTATAAATATTTAACTACCAATGTTGATGATAAATTAATAGCTGCTATTGAATACATTATTCAAGCACTTAAAGGTCTTAAAGAGTAGGAGGATTGATATGACAAAGCAAGAAGCAATGGCTTTCGCTATCAGCGTAGGAAAGCCGATAAGACATAACTCATTTTCAAAAGGTGAGTTTGTTCAATACAAAGGAAAGGAGTTAGTTGATGAAGAAGGAACTATCCTTCCTCAACAAGAGTTTTGGGCTATCCGTTCAGGTGGCTCTTGGGAGAATGGATGGGAAGAATATAAAGAGGATTGATTATGACAAGAGAAGAAGCTAAAGAATTTTATCCTATTCTGCAAGATTATGCTGAAGGAAAGGTGATTGAGTGTAGAACCAAACCGAGTGCCTTAGAAGGTACAGATGTTCCGAATGATTGGGCGGAAATGAAGGAGATTGAGTACTGGAATAATACAGAGTATCGCATCAAGCCAGATAGTAAGGCGAAAGCAAAGTACCGCCCTTTTGCCAATGTAGAAGAATGTTGGCAGGAGATGTTAAAGCATCAGCCTTTTGGATGGGTGAAGAACAATAACCTCTATCGGAATATCTTAGAAACAAGCGATGGAGCTATTTTTTTACCATCATTTCCTGGGGAGATGTTTGTGTCTTCTTTTAATAAGGCTAAGGAAAAATTCACCTTTGCTGATGGGACACCCTTCGGTGTAAAAGTGGAGGAATAGTTATGGATAAAAACGTTTGTGATAATACATTAGTCTTTGGTAGCTGCTATGCTAGAAGCTGTATTGAAGTGCCTTCTTTAAAGGCAGGAAGAGCGAAATGGAAGGCTTTCTATGATAAGTTCCCTTGGCTTAAAGGTCAACCTTTCTATCTTAGACGTTCATGCTTCTGGGATGGAGGTGAAAGAAATTTGAATGCAATAAAGATAAAACTTAAAAAGATATAGTTATGGCAACATATAGAATAGTAGATATGTATCATAAAAGCAAGGCTGTTAAAGGCATACATTATGATTCTTGGAATGAGCCAATCTTTGCGTATCGTGTAGATAAGAGACATTCATTGTTATTTGGACTTATCCATTATTGGGATTATGGTGCATATAACCTTTGCCCAGAGTATTTGTTTTCTTCGATTGATAAAGCCAAGGATGCTATATTGAAGGTTGATAAAAGTAGAAGAGTAACAATTTTATATAAGTAGCTTATGAAAGTAGAAAATATCAAATTCAAGGCAAAGAGTTTCTTGGATGGAGCTTGGGTACAAGGAGATTTGGTGCATAAAGAAGATGGAGCGATTTGCATATTAAGAAACGGATTTAATGTATCAGAAGTTGACCTTTCTACAGTCTGTCAGTTTACAGGTCTGAAAGATTGTGAGGGCAATGAAATTTGGGAAGGTGATATTATAAGTAGCCCACACTTTGAACGTGTAGCCACAGTAAAATGGGATGATTCTTTATGTGGTTTTAAATGTTCAGATGTTACTGGGAATATTAATTTTTCTTTTACAGCTATTGCTCACTGTTCTGAATGGTCTATTGTTGGTAATGAATTCGATAAAAAGAAGTAGCGTATGAAGAAACAAATAGTCTTAGACGAACAAGATATTAAAGAGTTCCACGAGGATGCGGAGCATCTACGTTGGCTATATAACAGAATGGTGTGTGAGTATGGTGAAAGCGTTAACTTTGATTACATGCACCGTTTTGCCAAGATATTCAATAAATTAAAGCAATTATAGCGTATGAAGATTAGATTAGCAAAGAAAATAATGAAGCATAAATGTACTTTCCTCGATTTAGAAGAGGAGTACAAAAAGAAAGGGTATAATGTAAAGTGGTTGCTTGCATGGGCATCTTACGATAAAAGAAAGATGTGTCGGAATGCCTTACCATTTGACCACCGCATCACCAAGGCGATAAGTTTAACAAGTAAAAAGAAATGAGATATGAATGAGTTTACAAAGGTCTTTGCAAAGACAATAGAAGATGAAGCTATCAAGCAGATAGAAGTTCTATCCAATAGCGATGCTTACTCTGGTTGTGAAATAAGAATAATGCCAGATTGTCACGCAGGTAAAGGCTGTACTATTGGCACGGTGATAGAGCTGGACAAAAGAGTAGTTCCTAACACCGTAGGAGTAGATATAGGTTGTGGAATGAAAGTCGTTAGACTTGGTAAAGTTAATATTAATCTACAGAAATTTGACGAAGCAGTCAATACGTTGATTCCATCTGGTTTCAATATCAACGAAGAAGCTTCTGCATTCATACATGGATTAGTTGACGGCAATATGTTTGGTAAATTTCGTTCTTGGGATAGTATTAATGGGATGGATATAGTATATCGTTCTGTTGGTTCTCTTGGTGGGGGTAATCACTTTATAGAGTTAGATGCAAACGAAGAGGGTGAGAAGTTTCTTGTGATACATACAGGAAGTAGAAACCTTGGAGTTAGGGTATGCAACTATTACCAAAACCTTGCTTACCAGTATTGCCACAAGAAGGCTGCCGATAAGTCGGAGGTTATTGCCAAGCTAAAAAGCGAAGGCAGAGAAAATGAGATACAGAGTGTTATTAAGTCATTAGGTACTAAAAATATAAGCAAGGAACTTTCTTACTTGGAAGGTGATTTGCTCAATGACTACCTCAATGATATGCGCATAGTTCAAAAATATGCTGAACAAAACAGAATGATTATCGCCAACAGACTTGTAAATGCTTTAGGTGTAGATATTGATGCTAATTCAGATAAGTATTCTTTTACAACCATTCACAACTATATAGATACAGACAAGGGTATATTGCGAAAGGGAGCTATCAGTGCAAAAAAGGATGAGGTAGTCATTATCCCAATGAATATGCGTGATGGTTCTCTTATCTGCAAGGGAAAAGGTAACAAAGATTGGCTATGCTCTGCCCCTCATGGCGCAGGTAGATTAATGTCTCGTACACAGGCAAAGAAAGAGTTATCTATGGATTCTTACAAGAATGAAATGAATGGTATTTATTCCACATCAGTTTGTGAAGAAACCATTGATGAAGCACCTATGGCATACAAGCCAACCGAAGAAATTGTTGAGTTAATCAAACCTACGGTTGATGTCATTGATGTCATTAAGCCAATTTACAACTTTAAAGCAAAATCATTATGAGCAAGGAAACATTTGACTTCTCGGAGGCTCTGAGAAGAATGAAGGAAGGGAAGAAAGTGAGAAGAATCGGCTGGGGTATAGTTGACAAACTATGGATAGATAAAGATAAAAATATCAACATTTTCTATAAAGCAACAACACATTCTTCGGAAGGTTTCATTCATATTTTTCCAAGTTGTTGGAGTTATTTCACTTGCGAAGATATTCTCGCAACAGACTGGGAGGAGGTGGAATGATGAAGAACGTTCCATGTGTATGCGATTTCAGACCACTGCTATTCGCAGAACAATTCGAGAGATTAAGCAGGTTGGCACTTGTCTCTGTGTATGCAATTGCACTTAATAAGTTTTGGAAATCTTGCGAAGAGTCTTACAATAATCGTGTTGACGACCCTCGTTTGGATAGCCGTCCACCGTATCTTTGGCAATGGATGGATGATTCCGATATTTTGATAGGAAACAAGGTATATAGAAAGCCTTCTTTTAAGCCTTTTCTACACCTTCGTGATAGTGAAATTAAAAAGATTATAAATCAGTTTAATAGATATAAGATATAAGTATGAAAAAGAAAGTATTGCATCTGTCCGTCAAGAAGCAGTGGTTTGATATGATTTCTGCTGGCGAAAAGACAGAGGAGTATCGGGAAATAAAACCATATTGGATTCAACGTCTGACTATAGGTTATTTTGAAGTAGCTATGAATGTAACTTTAGACGACATACTTTATGTAAAAGCGTCTTACCGTCCTTTTACTCACGTCCTCTTCATTAATGGCTACCGCAAGGATAGTCCACGAATTGAGAAGGAGATTGAGAGTATCACCATCGGCAAGCCTAAAAAAGGTCTATGCCCCGACAAGTGGCTTGGTACTGAGTTTTTTATCATTAAATTCAAGTAGCGTATGAAACAGAAAAAAGTTGAATTATGTGTACCAGGGTCTCTTATTTGGAGTCAAATAGATGACTATTTAGATACAGATTTGATTGGCGGTGGAAAACGTGTACGACACAGCGGTAGAGCTATAAGAGAAATTCTCGAAAGTGGAATGATTATTTAAGTTTAAGTGATATGAAAGTAAAGAATTTACCAAAGAAGATTTACCTCAACATCTGTAGCAATGAAGATGAGGTAGATTACAATGAGCTTAACGGAGTAACGTTCAGTACAGAAAAGGTTGATGTTACTGATTGTGGCACAGAAAACGTTCCTTACGTGAATACTGCATCATTATGGCACAACCTAATAGAAGATAAGCCACCATTAAGAAAGTGGGTAATGTTCCGATATAGTGGAGGTGGCGTAAATCCTACGGCTCTTCATTATGGAGCAATGAGTGACGAAATATGGGTTGTCACAAGAGGAGACGGAACACAGCGTATCGAAGCTCTGTATGAATGCTATGATAAGATAGAGTGGCTTGATTTTGATGAACTAAAATAGTAATAGCGCATGACAAACGAGGAATTTTTCAATGCTAATATGGGTGAGCGAGTTCTTTATAAAGGTAAGGACATCGGGGCATACGTAGCAGGTTATGTAGAGGAAAAGTATATTATCTTAGGATTTGATGATTATACAGGCTGCATTCTGTGCTTCACTTCAAAAGTGAAAAATCTTTGTGACATATATCACTCATACCGATTCGCAAAGTTGAAGTATTTGGAAGTAGTAAAACATTAGTAATATGGAAAAAGATAACAGTTGTTTTAAGCTTTTATTTATTCTTTTTATATTAGGAATTTTTGCTTATATGGGTATTAACGATAGGTCTCATGAAGGTAAAACTTTTTGATAAAGAAGCAAATAGACTAGGCATAAAACAGCAGTTGATGTTACAATAATAAGAAAGGGTAGGGCAAAAGCTCTACCCCTTTCGCAAAAAAAATAGCCCCTCCATCGACCAGTCTTGGTATGACAAGGCAATGCGTTGGGTTGACCCTGACTGGTGGGAGAAACACCCTGATGGCGGAAAGGATTCCTTGAACTTTG